GGCTCTTTGCTGGTTTACCACAGTAAAATAGACCAACCAAGAACTACCTTGGCTGTTCAAAATTATTTATCAGATTTCAAAGATATATTAGTCAAATCCGTGAAGAACGGTGACAGTTTTGCCAGCCGGAACTGGGCTGGAGAACTCAAGATAAATGCCTTGGGCATAAATTTTACCAGGCTGTCCTACAAATCCTGTGCTTTCAACCAAATCATAATTAGTGATAGGAATTTGTGGAACGTTTTCTATATAGACTAATATATTACGTGGTCCAACAGGTGCCTGATTGGCTTGACCTTTTAAAGGTCCGAAATGTATTTCCGTACCATCAACATAAGTAATGCCTGTTATTGGGTCAGATGGGGTTGGTATGAATGATTGCTGGACGATAGCCAAGGGAGTTTTTGTTTTTAATTGATACCATATACCTTGTTGTAACACTTCAAGAGCATCTAAACTTAAATTATATCTTAATAGACCATTTTGAGCATAAGGTAAATTTGGTCTTTGATTCTCAGGAGTGCCTGGGGCAAAATTCGGATCGCCTGTACCCGTTGGTAAACGCAAACTAACCACAGAATCCATAATGAGCTGTTGGTCAGTTCTATAGATAAAAGATTTATCTTTTGCCTTTTTATTGTTTATTTTATAAGTTTTAAGGAACTTCATTAAGCAACCCTAACATAACTTACAGTACAACTAATGCTGCCGCCAGTAATAGTGGCCTGAATAGAATCCCCTGAATCTAAAATAATTTTTTCTGTATCAAAAGTAAAAGTATCACCCGAGGTTATTAATAAATCTTGTATAATTTTATTAAGATTACTGGGAGTATCACCACTTGCAACAATATAAACCTGTAAGACACTATCTGTAACTGCTGTACTACAATAAAACATACTGGTCACAGCATATTGCTGATTTTGAGCAACTGTTAATATTGGTCGAATTGTGCCGTCAAGTACCGTACTTTTTACAGTCATTATTATTCCTTAAAATATCAATCCATAAACTAATGCTTTAGTAGCACTGATAAGTTCACCTGAGGAAACAGTATCACCTGCAGACGCCTGTTTTATATAAAAAATTCCAGTGCCCCCAGTTTTTTCCTCTTGCCTAGTATATATCAAAGTACGACCATCTATAAGAGTTGGATTTATTTGTGTATCTGGTAATTGTTTAAAAGATAGTTGGGACTCGATATTTACCAACCCGTCTTCCGGTGCTATTTTAAATATGTTGCCTGATTCTAAACTGGTATTTTCTGTACTAATTCCTGTTCCATTGATTCTTACCCTAGGAGCAGTTGACGGAGTATTATCGCCTACTAACAATCCATTATTATCAACAATTGTTTTTATTTTTTTGTTTGTACTTTGTAAATCTGACACAGAAAATTCTAGTCTAGTATAGGCATCCCCTGCTTGAAAATCTAAGGATTGAATTCCTGTACCAGTTTGTCTAAATACTCCTGGACTTAGAGTTTGATAACGATATAATTTTTCAATAAGAGCATTACCTGCTTCAGCAGCCACGTACTTTTGCAAAAAATCTAAATTTGGTACGCTATTAATATCAATTACTCGAGATTTATAATCCTTACTGCCCGAAGGATCTACCATTAATACACCATCATTCCCCAGATCGAAATTTAAATTATTGCCGTCAGTCTTAATGCTATTAATTTTTAATCCGATGAGATTGCCGTTGGTATTTTTTAAAACATATGTTCCGTTGACCGTTTCACCATGTAGACCTAAAGAAGGATTAAAATGTTGAATTGTTTCATCAAAAAAGAATTGAACATCAGGCAATGTACCTCTTTCAATCATAACACCAGCCTGACGATCCGGATGAGTTATACCAGCACCGGATTCATTTTTGTTTAGTACAATAATATTATCTTCAATTCTAAGATCTGCTACATCAAAATAAGTTGTATTACCCTTGACGAACAAATCACCGGTGATGGTAACTTTACCTTGTGACTCACCGGTGTCCAGTTTAATCTCACTACCAGACTTTGTTATGATCTTGTAGCCACCATCCTGAATTCTTAGAACTTTTGACATATTAGGTTGTTGGCGTTAATAAAATTAAATCACCTGTGCTATCTTGATAATTTTTCAAGTACCAAGTATAGGTATTTGAACTAAAATCTGTGGCTAATCTTTTAGTTAATTTGGCAATAGCAGTTGTACCTGGGGTAGTGCCGCCGCCAATTGAACCTGTGATTAAAATATCACCATTATTGGCAATACTTGATACTAATACACCAGTTTGATATGTTGTACCATCTCTTGTAACAACATAAGTTTTAGCACCACGTTGTTTGACAATATAATAGTCAGTATAAGTATTGCCACCAAATCTGCCTGTTACTTTAATACCAGCATCACCTGTGAATGTGCCAATTACCTTGACACCGTTTACATCTTTACTTAATGGACGTCCCATGATTAATATCCTAGTGTTGTGCCATTATAGGCAAATTGCAAATCTGAACCGTTTAGTTTTGTACCATTTGCACCAATTGCAAAAACTTGCATTTTGCAACTGCCAGTGTTTTCTGAGAACCAAATTCTGATTGGATACCATTTGGCACTATTTAAAATAACTCCATTTGTGGCATGTCCATCGGTGGTTTGATTTCCGCCAGATAACCAAGCATGAAAATTAGTTTTAGTTGGGGTTTTGGCATTTGGACCGATCCACATAGCTACATTATCATCTACGTTAAAAACAAAGTTCCAAGCCTGTGTTGTTGGCACTTTGATATATCCTTTCCATTCTAAACTGAATTGTGTATTTGGGGCTACGTCATTTTGAGCACCAAATCCTCCATATGTATCAGTTGTACCTTTAACAAATTGATAATTGGCATTAGGGAAAGTCATATCCCAATCATCTGGAACTGATTCAGGTGCTCCAAGCATCATGCCTTTCCACTTGGTTCTATACAATCCACTAACGCTGTTAGGAATTGTTGTCAAGCTACCAGTTGTACTGATATTAGCAGGAGTTCCCCATGCACTATATGTGGCTGTAATATCAGCAGAAGCTACATATGTACCAGACCCAGGAGCTGGATAATCTCTATCACCTGTAAAGTCATCACCCTCTAAGTTAGTTGCACCAGACATAGCAGTATTTGTGCCTGCTTCCTCAATTTGTACAAATCCATCACTATTACTAACTGTGAATGTCCAAGGTTCTTGATGATCATTTGCTGTAACTAGGTGTGCAGCAATTTTAGTAATCTGTGCTGTATCACCATTATCATACTTGACTGTGATAGTCATTTCGCCATCAGCTAAGTCAGCACTGGCTTTTTCAACAATATAGCAAATAGCAGTATTGCCATCTGCATCTGAACATAGGAATTTTTTACTTCCTAATTGTTTTACAATATATCCCGGTACACTAACTGTACCATTAAAGAACTGAACCTTAATATTGTTATTGGCATCAGCCCCAAAGTATCTCTTGTTTAACGGACGTCCCATTTTTTTCTCCTCTAAATGGCGTTCTAAGCCTACGCGGTGGGTACCGCATAAATCCTTTAGACAATTTATTTATCAATACTGTCTAGTTAGATGTTTGCCGTCTGTGTGATATATTGTAGGGGGATGCCCTAGTGGACCATAAAGAGCACCTATTAAAGGGCTGGCATGTAAGTATTCTTCTAAACCATATGCACCACCAAACCCCATGTAATGAGTATGTTTGGTAGCTTCATCTAACCAACGTTGTCTATTAATAATATGAGGATTATTACCCAATAACGGAGTAGTGCAGAAATCAAAAACTTTACCTTTGACTGGCAACAATCCCGTATCCATTTCCATAGATATGTTGCCTTGTGGCCTACGGTTAAATCTTAAATGTAGAATATTATCTTTACGCATACCGTCTATGAGTTGTGGCAGTGTATGATGAATATTTTCAGCAATAAAATCCCAATCATGTTCTAACATAATTAAAAATTCAGAATTACTAGTTTTAGCTGCTAAATGATATCCGTGACTGAGACCGCCGACTTCATGATTGACTATGGGAAATATTTTTTTTAAATTGTTAATATATTCTTCTGATGCTTCCACATTGGGATTGCGATCGCACCAAATTGTAGTTTTAACTTTATATTTGAAAGTATCCATAAATGACTTATAGGTATTTTCAATATGCTTAGTTGACGGTGCATGTACTGTGGAATTTGTAAAAATATGTAATTCTATTATCATGAAGATATTTATTCAATCATAAAAAAGGCACTACGAATAGTGCCTTTTAAAAGTTACTCTAAAATAACTAGTGCAGATTAGCTGAACTTAACGTTTCCACTATTAATACCTACTTTACCTAGGTAGTCTGCTGCGTTACCAAGAGAACTTGCTGTATTGCTTAGTTCAACATATCCATAACGTGTCATAAAGCTTACGACTGGTTCGAATGTTGTTGGATCTAGTACAACACCACTGCTCATCAATGGAATGTATGGGCAATAGAATGCTGCTGCATCACTTTCGCTAGTACCTTTGTATCCAATAAGGATATCAGCACTATCTTGAGCATATGTGTTAACATAAATCTTCATTGCGCCGTTTAGTGTACCAACAAACTTGGTGTTTGTTGGAGCTTCGAATGTACCTTCAGTGGTACGTGCAAAAGCTGATGTTGTTGCGCTTTGTAGAATTGTTAGTGTAAATGGACTTACAACTGCCCAGTTACCAGCGCCACGACGTGTACGCTGTGCAATGATGTTTGCAACACGGTTGATTTGAACTGCTAGAGCAGCATGTTCGTCACCAACGAATGTGGCTGTACCACTGACCTGTGCTTGGTTGTATGTCAACGCTGCTGCACCTGCCAAGCTGTTTAGGCTTGCTAGGATCTCTTGGTCAATCTCAGCAGTAATTTCTTGTGCTAGAGCTGCCATGATTTCAGCTTCGATGTCAATACCTTGTTGGGCCTGTGCGTCTTGAGCTGCCTCAAATGTCCAACGAGCTGATAGCTTACGTGTCTTAGCTTCAACTGTTTGCTTGAGGATTTGAATGCTCATACGCTTTCCAGCTACGCCTTCAAGAGCTGCTGTACTTGCAGCCTTACCAGTGTTAGCACCGGAATACTGCTCAGCAATCTTGAATGGACTTAGTGCCTCTTCACCTGCTGTTACACCAACAACGTCACCATTGGCATTGACGCTGTCGCTATAACGAACACGTAGAGTATGGATTTGACCAACTGGTCCAGTCATTGGTTGTACGCCTAGTAACTCGTTAGCAATAACGGTTGGCATAACGCGACGGATTACTGGAAGAATCACGCGGTTTAGTGTTGCTACGTTGCCAGCAGAGGTACCACCAGCTGTTGCGCTCTCTGCCAAATACTTACGTGTATTTTCTAAAGTAACACCCATCACTGATTTCTTTGTACCTTGAAGACCCTCTAATAGAGCCTCTTTGGTCTCCTGCCAACGACTTGTTAGTAGTTGTGACATTATATAATCTCCTTAATTATAGTCCAGCCAGGCGACGGATATCAACGATGTTACTATCGGGCTCGCTGCTGATTGTTGTTGTTGTTTCTCTGGTAACCTTGTTACCGGTAATTTCTTTTGCCTCTACAAGTGCCTGTCTTCTTTTTGGAGCACCGCCACCGTCGATAACGGTTGGCAAATACTTGTTAAAACTTTCATTCAATCTCTGAGTTTGAACAGTTTCCAAAAGCTCGCTCATAATTCCCTTTTGTTCTGAGTTCAATGGAGCCAATAGCTCACTCATGATTGCCTTTCTTTGAATGCTTTCTTTTAGTACACGAATTTCTGTCTGCTTGCTTTCAATGACCTTTTGAGCCTTTGATAGTACAGTGTGTGCTTCAGCAATCTCATAGTCCTTTTTATTAACGACTTTGAGTAATTTACTTGTTTCTGATTTCTCATTCAAGTAGCTGGATTGATATTCATTACTAAACGCTTCAAATATTCTACGTCCAAAATCTGCCTTTCTTGCTGCTTCAATATCTTCTTTTAGTTGTACTAATTCTCTATTCAAGTTCTTAGTGACTAAACCTTCAACCATTACGGCAGCACGTTTGACAAATTGTTTCTTCATCTGATCTAATGCAATACGACCTTCCTTGATCAACTTGACCTTGGTAGCTGCTAGATCTTTCTTATCTGCATAAAATTCTGCAATTTCATTAGCGAGCGCTTCAACTACAAATTCTTCTAACTTGAAAAATTTGCCTGCCATAACTTTTTGGTCTTCATGCAATTCTTTCACTTCGCCAGCTAAACTTCTAAGAACGAATTCTTTTAATTTTGCACTGTCTTGTTTCATTTTAACTGCATACTTGGCCTTAGCTTCGGCAAGTTGAGCACGGTCTTCAGCAAATTCAGCAATCTCAGGAGCCAATTGATCACCGATCATACGATCGATAGCTTCAACCATGACCCGACGATCATGCTCATAACGTTGACTGAATTCTTCTCTTAATTGTTGAGTTACTTGCTCACGATTCTCGGCAATGCGAGCCTCCCAAGCCTCTTCAATTTGAGCCTTAACACTTTCGCTAACCACATTGTTTTCAAATAAGCCTTTCAATACGTCCAACATGTGATTCTCCTTTTAGTGGAGTTTGTTTATTATTTCTAATAAACTCTCTTTGATGTATTTTTGTGCTTTCGAATCACCCTTAACCTCTTTCGCTATGCGCAAAGCATTATAACCACCTCTGGCATTCATAATGTGTTCATAAATTGGTGTAGGATATGCTCCAGGAGCACTAGGTTGAGCCACCACATCTACTGTAATGATCTCAAAATCGCTGACTTTGCCAGTGCCATCACCGCTGACGTTGCCAGAACCTCTGCTAGACACTCCCAACTTGACTCCACTTTCCAACATAGTACGCACTAGTTGGCCCATGGGTGTTGGCAATATCTTGAATTTTCCATAACCATTTGGACCGTCCATCCACATTTCAGTAATCATGTGTGACACACGGTCCAAATTGATCTTTAAGTCATCTGGATGATCTACTTCGCCCAAAACGCTATATCCGCCTGTAATTTGATCATTCAAAGTTTTGACAGCTCTTTCAATTTCATCTACAGGATATACTCTCTGGTTGGCATTTTTGATGCCTCCCTGAATGCAGATACCCTTCATGTAAAGGTTTTTGCCGTCTTGGCCGTCAGATTCGACCACCATGCGGGCTTGGTCGAAACTGAGATTTTCACGTAAGTAGTTCATCTATATGTTTACTTTGCTCTTCCTGGAGCGCCATTGATTGGACTGTCAGCACTTCTGTCACCATTGTCACCTGTGCTCTTCTTCTCAGCCCCATGTCCTGGCTCTTTCTTCTTAAATGCTGTCTTACCAGCCTTTCCGCCTGGAACATTAATGTTTCCACCATCTTGTAGCTGTGGCTTGCTGCCTTTGAATACACCAGTGCCTTTCAATTGTCCTTGATTAGCAAATGTTGGAGTCTCTGTACCGCCTTGATTTAAATTCTTAGCTGTACCGCCCATGTCATTCTTACCAGCTACGATTGACTTGGTGTTTACACCGTCGTCACCCATTTTTCCAAAGCTAGTATAGTCTTTACCACCACCAACTTTTTCTACATACTCACGAATGAAGTCTTCGTCAGTCTGTTCATCATCTGATTCTTCCTCTTCTTCATCTTCGTCACGCTTCTCGAAGTACATGCTCTCTTCTTCGCCTTCCTCTTCTTCCTCTTCACCACCGAACTCGTCGCCGCCCATGTCATCACCGCCCATGTCGTCGCCGCCGAACTCGCCTTCTTCGCCTTCTTCACCACCCATTAGGCTTTCAAACTCATCCTTAAGGGCCTCTAATTCTGCTTCTAGGTCGTCTAAACGATCGCCTAATTCTTCTTCGCCGCCCATGCCCATGTCGTCATCGCCGCCGAACTCATCACCACCCATGTCGTCACCACCGAACTCATCGCCGCCCATGTCGTCATCGGATTCAACATCGCCTAACATGTCATCGGTTTCGTCACCGCCCATGGCTTCTTCTTCAGGCATACCGCCCATCATGTCCATGCCTTCTTCTGTTTCCTCTTCTTCAAAATCATCAGCTAGTAGATTCTCATAAATCTCACGGGATTTAGCTACTACGATGTCATGAAATAATTCACGTGCTTTGGCCTCATTGTCATTGATAAGGTGCTCAAGCATCTGCTCGAATTTTGAACGATCTGTCATTTTGTTCTCCTATAGGTAATGAGCTGTCAAGTATATTTACATATAACTGTAAAAATTGGTTGATAATGGTGTAATTTTAACGTATTTTTTCCCAGTCTTTGATAAGATCCTTAAAATCTTTAAAAAGTACACTTTTATAGTTGGGATATTTCCAATTAGTCTCGTAAAAATTTTCCACATTAACTCTAAAATAATTTATATTAGGGTTAGTTTTAATAATTGTTTCTGTTTGTTTTAGCCAGTTACCGTTGTAAGTTGCAGGGTCTTTACTATTTTTATAATTAAAAGTATTAGCATATACATTGTTTAATTTGCCATTAAGGCCTGAATAATCAAAACCAAAAATATAGACCTCATGAGGGTCGTGGCTAGTAGCTAAATTCAATGCTGTGGGTCCACTACTCCAACCTAAATTAGGCTCAAAGTAGTTAAACTTTTCAAAATTTTTATATTTTATATTATAGTTTGTCCAGACTGAACTATTCTTTTGATAACCAGCTTGATTGATTTCTTCAACCATCTTGGTGTCTACTGCCACAAGATAATCTGGCCTGTAATCCCTATATACAGCATTACAGGCATAGATAGATCCGTATGGCTTAACTTCATCAAAGTCTATATTCAATCGTGTTCGGCCATTGCCAAACACAAAACTTCTTTTCATAGAGGTTTACGTCTGCACATCCAAACAACAGACTGAAATTCCTCTTGCATATAAGGAACACAATTATTTCTATCTAATGCTTCCTGTACATCTTCAAAAGTAATTTCACACCATAGCCATTCATTGGGGGCTTTGATATGAGTTTCAAAATACTCTTTGGTTTCACTATAATCATGGGCCATAATATAATCACCTGGCTTGAGCAAATCTGCTAGCAAATTAACTTCATTGATTTTATTACCACCGTCACACATTAATACTGTAGTACCTGGACGTTGAATAGCATTTTTAATTTCGTCATAGTTACTTTCTTTAATGGTTTTATAATCATCATTGAACAAATTACAACAACGTACAATAATGCCATCATCCCTTAATTGTTGAAATTGACCTAAATTAATCACATCATAGGTAGTGTATGAATATGTATAATTTAAATTCTTTAACACATTATTAAGAGCCAATGCTGTACCGCCTTGGCCAGTGCCAACCTCTACAACGTTTGCTGGTTTTACCTGTGCAAAAAACTTTTCAAAAACAGGTATAAAATTTCTATGCTGCTGGCTAATCAAGCCATATAAACTGAGATTCCAATCCATCTTTAATCCTTTAATAATTTAAGCCGCTGGTGCAGCAGGTTCAGCTCCGTACATACTTTGTACAAATGTTAGGTCTTCTTCCATTTCTAAAATATGTGCTTCCGAGCTCTTCCTTAAATCATTTATCTGTTTTAAAGTTAGTCTAGTTTTTCTTGTGTCACTACGCAATAATTCCGACACATCACGAGCAGCATCGAATCTAAAATCGTTGCTGACCTTTTGTGTTTCAGGATTAAGATAGAATAATTCTCTTAAGATCATATATCTATTTATTAAACTGGAGGGGCCGCTGCTGGTGCTGTTGCACCCATACCTGTATCAACGCCTGGCGGCATACCTCCGGCAGCCTGGGCCATATCTTCTGGAGCACTAGTATCACTGGTCAATTCTAGATCACTGTCTATGCCAGCAGCACTAATGCCTGTGCTGCGTAATTCTCCGCTGGCATCGGTGCCACTTACAGAACTCATGCCCTTCTCTTGCTTCCATAAGTTTTCGTTTTCTGCCATTTCTTCTTCGCTGAGCCCTAGGAATCTCTTCAAGGCAAAACGCTTACTGATATAAGGCACAGCCTGTATAGTATTAAATGTGTTGATTCTCTGCCCGTCAACTTCAGCTTGACGATAACTGGCAAAGTTCTGTGGTGGCTGGAACCTTATTTCAAATAAACTACTGTCAATATTAGTGCCTTGAACATGTAGATAACGCTTAAATTCCTCATCAAACACACTGGATATGAGACTTTGCAATCTCATACAGTAATTATTGAAACGTAACTCTTGAATATAAGCAGTACCTACTCTTCCGTCGTTATACTGCGCCTGGCTGTCGTCCGCACCAGTAGGTAGGTAACTGCTAGGAATCCTTAGAGCTCTAAAAAGTTTATTCGTAAAGTATTTAAGGTCATCAATTTCACCTAAGTTTGTACCGCCAGGTAAAGTTTCAACTTTACTGCCTCGGCCACCTTCAGTTTGAGGGAAGAAATAATCTTCGTTAATACTTAATGGATTGTAGGCACTGTCGATCACATTCATTCCGCCCCCACTTTGACTAGGAATGCGACGCTGATGTATTTCATTCTTAACACGTTCCACAAAACTCATAGCCATGTGACTGGGCATGTTGCCTACATCAATGTAAAATATTCTACGCTCTGGAGCACGTTGTATACGATAGATTAGAATAGCATCTTCTAATAGTTCTTTTTGTTTGTATACTTTAAACACTTGTTCTAATAAACTATTGCCGAATGGATAATTATTATCTAACCCTTCGCTCAAACTTAAATGTATTACATGGGCAGCATCAATGGCCATTTCATTTTCACCAATATGGAATCTATCTCCATATTGTGTAGGGTACGCACCTGTTGCTCCTCTAGCTTGACCGCCGCCAGCCACATAATTACTACCTCTATTATTAGTTTGATTAGGACTAGTCTGTATTTGAGTGGCTACTAAATTTTGAAAATTAGGTGCCAAATCACGGACCACATACTGTTCAGGCTTTTTGCCTTCACTTTCATTAACAATAACTTTGACTAATTTGCTAGGATCTACATAAAACCATTTTTGTGTTTCTGGATCTCTAATAAAAAATGCATCACCATACTTGAAAGTATTACGCACCATACGAAAAAATCGTGTATCAAACTGTTGTAACTTAAACCATTGTTGAAGATATTCTCTTAATACACGGATTTCAGTATTAGTAGCTTTGTCCTTAAAACTAAGATGAAAGGTTGTGTTATTTTCTTTATTTTTTTGTGTACAAAATTCTGCTAGAATATCTAATGCAGCATTGACTTCAGGATCCATGTCCATTGTGTCATACTGCATGTAACGTTCTATTCTATTAGGACTGCCTACATAAATGTCTGGCAAGTAACTACTATAATTGCTACGAGCCGGACCAGCCTTGCTGCCGTTATTGCTCATAGGGCTACTAGTGCCAGTCTGGTTATTAACTGAAACGGGACTAAAATATCTACGCCAACTCATTATCTTGCCCCAAATAAGTTACCACTGGCAATGCCTTTTGTAGCCTTAACTTGATTGGCTGCTGCTTCTTCAGTTTTCTTTATAAGATTATTCATTGTAGTATTTAACAACTCTAGTTTCTTTACTACGTCATCTAGATTTGATTTCTGCTCTTTAGCGCCTTCCTTAGTGGATTTTGACGGCTTTGATTCATCAACTGGCGTATATTCTTCTCCAGTTTCTGGATTAATTTTCTTCCCAGGACTTGGTTCTTTTTTAGGTTCTTCTTTTTTAAGGCTTTCAGCTTTACTTCTAATCACCGGCATTCCGCTAGCATCCACACTGATGTCACTGAACTTGGTAGACTTGGCCTTGTTTATAGATGGCTGATTTATATCAGCTGTGGTTCTTGATGCAGAGTCTTGATCACTATACTTTTTATCAGGAACCATATTTGCCAACATATCCCCGCCCATTTTTTCTAAATCTATAGGTTTAGGTATTAGGGACGCAAGATCAGCTTGAGCTATGGCTGCTTCTTCATCAGCAGCAAACTTGGCCTGTGCTTCAGCATCAATCCTCGCTATTTCCTCCTCTTCATAGGCCATAGCATCCTGTTCTGCCTTGTTCTGTAAATCGATTCGTTCTTTTTCTAAATCTATAGTTTTAGGCAATAAAGAAGCGAGATCGGCTTGAGCTATGGCTGCTTCCTCATCAGCAGCAAACTTGGCCTGTGCTGCAACTTCAATCCTTGCTATTTCCTCTTCATCAGCCAAGGCAGCCTTTTCTTCAGCTTCGTTTTGTAACTTAATTCTTTCCTCTAATAACTCTTTACCTTTTTCAATGTCCTTAACGGGCAATGCTTCTGATATAGTCTCTGCTATTTTGGCCGTTGATTCTGTAACAATGCCTTTCTTTTCATTTTCAACTTTTTTATAAGCTTCAATTTCTGCTTCGTTATATTTGATACCACTTTCTAAAAGAGCGTTTTCAGTTTCAAGACGTTTTATTTTTTGTTGTTCAGCAGTGGACAATTCGCTTTCCATTGCCTTAGTACGTAACCCTGCTAGTTCTACATTATTTTCTTCTAGTTGTTCTTTGTTTTGTTTTAAAGAAGTTTCTGCACCTTCTTTATAAGTGGCCATTTGTTCATCTGTATACAATTTGGCAAATCCTAAAACAGATTCACCGTGTTTCTGATATACATCACCTACTTGTTCTGACGATGCACTTACATCCTTAACTGGCAAGGCCTCTTTAATATCCTCGGCAATTTTCTTGGAATTTTGCTCCATTACTTTGACTATTTTGCCATTCTCGGCTATGGATGTTTCCATGCCAGCCTTTTCGGCCATTGTTTTATCTCGAATTAATCTTTCTAATACCTTATTCTCATCTGCCATACGAGCATTTTCTTTTTGCCTGGCTTTACTCTTTGCACTAGCTTCTTCATCCAATGCCTTAACCTGTGCTTCTTCGCTTTCTGTCAGAGCACGACCTTCTTTTTTAGCTGTTGCTTCTATGGCATTGGCTTTGGAATCTATGGCCCTCATTTCAGCTAATGTTGCTTCTTGTTGTTTTTTATTTGCCTCTAATTTTTCTTTACTATCCTCTAAGGTCAACTTGGCTAATTCACCGTGCATCTCTCGTTGACGATTATTCAACCCCGCAGTTGTTAACACAAAACTATTGGTGAAATCTAACTCTTTTTCATTGGCTTGTTGTTTGACACCTAATTCTTCATTGACAACATCTTGAGTTTTTTTCAAATTAGCTTGTTGAGCTATTAATCTTTCTAATTCTGCGTCTTCAACATCCTTGTTAAATTGTGCCTGCTGGGCTTTCATACGTTCCATTGAAGCGGCTGCCTCTGCTACTGGATCTCCACTACCACCAACACTGGGTGTCATACCACCTACACTGCCTGCATCACTACTAACTTTAGCTAAATTAGCTTTGGCACTGTCCATTAGTTTAGCCAAGGCTGGATTAGCTTCCATATGCTTGTCAAAGTCTTCCTTGCCAACTTCCTTGCCATTGATTTTATAAGACTCTGAAGTATTAGGAGATTTAACTTCTGCTGGCTTAGCCTCAGGTGGCTTTTCTGCTGGCTTAGCCCCAGGTGGCTTTTCTGCTGGCTTAGCCTCAGGTGGCTTTTCTGCTGGCTTGGCTTCAGGTGGCTTCTCTGCTGGCTTCTCTGCTGGCTTTGCTTCAGCTGCCTTAGGCGCTGGTTTAGGCTCCTCTTTTTTTACTTCTGCGGGCTTAGGTGCAGGTGCTGCGGGCTGTGTCTGAACTGGGGCTGCTTTGCCAATGTCTTTAAGTTCCTTGGGCCAGTTACTGATTTCTACCTTACTGACTGTGGTCTTAATGTCTGTGAGTATTTTATTAATGTCAATTCCAGGCATAGCACCGCCCACTGATTTAGTTGCAGCACCACCTGGTTGGCCAAGCATCTTAGAAATTGATGCTGGTGACATTTGTGTCATTCCTTCTCTACCCGACTGTGTCATTCCTTCTCTGCCCTCTGACAATTGTTTGGCCATGTTTTTAGTAGATTCTGGACTTAATACTGTTTCTCCTTTGTGAATTTTAACAAGTGCATCCATGGGTTCTATAGGACTACCTGTTTTTTCTAATGTGCCCCCATCTCTAGATCCAGGGGTTCTTGTCGGAGTTCTTTCATTATTTTGTTGTTTAACCTGATCATACCATTTTTTCAATTCGCCGGCTAATTTAACGGCTTCGTCAGCTAACTTATCTAATCCTACAACTGCTGTACCTGCAAGATCTGCACCTAATTGCACAGCACCTTTAACACCACTATTCCTAAAATTATTAGCGTACTCGTCTCGCTTAGATGCACTATTCTTGTCGGAAACCTTAAGCATGTCCTGTTCCATCTTAGACCCTTTGCCCATGGTTTCGCCTACTACCCTAGTAGTAGCAGCAGTTGCATCAGCTAGTCTATTCTTTGTGGTTATCATGGCTGCTGTTACGCCATCCCTAGCTTCTTGTTCTTGCTTAATCGCAGCCTTCTGTCGGCCCATTAACTCATTAACATCTGATATAGTTTTACCTTGTCTTGATAAAGAGTCCTCTAAAGATTTCAAACCTTCAAATTGTGTTTGAGTAGCAGCCATTGTGCCCTTGGCCACATTACCAGCAGTGCCTCCCACATACCTTGCCACACTGAGATTTGCGTCACTATTTTGTGAAGTTATTGCAGCAGCATCCGATGATTCTTTGGATCGTTTGGCTCCTTCATAATCACCTTGCTTGATTTTTTCCCTAGCTTCCATGGATTTTTGATATGCTTCATTATTCAAAGAAGCATGAGCCATGGCTTCACCACTTTGTAAACTACCTCCGGTTATTATCGATTCTTTAATAGCAGCACCGGCAGCAGCACCTTGAGTAGCTTCTGTTGTCGCTACAAGATCCATCATGGCTGCTCTATATTTTTCAGCATCCTCCTTGGTCATGTTGCGTGTTTCTTGACGCATGGCAGCTTCAAATGCCATGTCCTTTTGAAGAGCTTTTCTTGTTTCTTCTTGTTCTTTTCTACTAACACCAGTGAGCTTGGCTAACCCGTCCATTTCTTCGGCTAGTTTTATTGCGCCGGCAATTTGTCTGTTTCTAGCGGCTTCATCGCCTTCTATTTTGGCCTTACTGGCACCAACTTGAATGGCCAATATTTGATTTAATTCCTCATAGCCATAACCCATTTGAGTTAATTTTTCACTGTTGGCCTGCATGAGCTTGCTCATCTCAGCAAAATTCTGAGCACCTTTACCTACAGTACCGCCAAGACTGGCAAAACTTTTTTGATTCTCTCCCATGAACCTAGTAAACTCATCGAGTCCCATACGCATATCTGCTGCACTCATGCGTATGTTGTTCATGCTGTTACCAAAACTCATACCAGTTTTGTTTAACTGCTCAAAGGCTTCCGTATTGGTGCCTATGAGTTGAGCCATCTTCCTCCAAGGTGTTGTTAATAAATCAACTGCACCTGCTGCTGCTGCTTCAACTGATCCAGTGTAAGAATCTAAAGCTTTATCGGCTCTTCCGGCTTGTTTAGCAAACCCTTCTAGCCCTTTTGCTGCATCTTTAGTTGCATCAACTACTTTTTTACCAACACCATCATCTTTTGCCATTTTTTTTTACCGGTAAAATGCGTATATAAATACCATAGTTATATTTATCGGAGTAACTATGTCAATTCAAGGTAATCCATTACAGAAATATTTTCGCCAACCGAAAATTTACATTAGTCTTCCCAGTAAAGGTCTTTTTTACAAGAATAATTCATTACAGGGAGATTATAATAATGTGCCTATCTTCAGCATGACTGGTATGGATGAAATTATTTTTAAAACTCCCGATGCCTTAATGAACGGTGAAAGCACTACCAAAGTAATAGAAAGCTGCTGTCCATATATTAAATCAGGCAATGAAATTCCCAGTATTGACATCGATACATTATTGATCGGCATAAGAATCGCCACTTATGGAGAAGGACTGGATATCAGTCACACTTGCTCAGAATGTGATCACGAAAATGACTATCAAATAGATCTTACTAAAATGTTAGACTATTTTAATAGTCAAACTTATGATGGAAAAATTACCATAGATGATCTAACTATTAATTTAAGACCGTTAACCTATAAAGAAGTCACAGACTTTAATATAGAAAATTTTAAATTGCAAAAAATGTTGTTTCAATTAAACAAAAGTGATCTTGCAGAAGAAGAAAATGGTCCAGAAAAAATAAAAAGTATGCAGGCTGAAATCTATCGAACCATTAGTGAAATACAAGTAAAACTTTTTATCAGCAGTATCGAAAGTGTTAGAGTAGGCAACGAAGTTGTAGAAGATATGGAGTTCATCAGCGAGTGGTTACAAAATACCGAAAGACATTTTTTCCAAGAAATCAAAAAGAAATTAGAAAAAAATAAAGAAATCTGGGATTTGCCCAAACAACACGTGACCTGTGATAACTGTCAACACGAAACAGATCTTTCTGTAACATTGGATCCATCAAATTTTTTCGGAAAAAAATAACCTATATGTCGGATTCTGACATTATAGATCTAATTGTAAATTACGACAACACAGCAAAATCTATCAAGGACGAAATTTTTCGTATATGCTGGTATATGAGAGGCGGCGTAACCAGTCAAGAACTATTCCATGTTTACGGTTACGAAGATAGAAAAATCATAAACGAAATTATCAAAGACAATATTGAGATGACTAAAAATAGCGGAATGCCCTTGCTTTAATCCTTTTTAGCCGGAGTAGGTTCTTCTTTATCTTTGTCTTTTTGCCAAGGTAACTTGTCCCCCATGCCACTAGGCAACCATTTACCAGCTACACCTATACTGATTAAGTTGGGATTGTCAAATAAAGTGTTAAAAAGATCAGAAATAACACCGCCAGCGGCCTTGATTAAATCACCTAATGCTGACAATAACTTTGATGCAACACCTATACCTGTGGACACAAATGCCAAGGAATCAGCTAACCATTTTTTACCTGCATTACTACGGAAAATAGCCATGGCACTTGCTTCACCTGCTTTGGCCACCATGCCTCCCCAAAACTTTGTAAATGCACCAGCACGCGGACCTGCTACTTTACCTATGATACCGCCTACTACCTTACTGGTCATTTTGCCTAGTGTACCTACTACTCTAGGAAGAAAAACAGAGGCTACCATGCCTACATTTAATTCGTTCAATGCCTGATCTAATTTATCTGGATCATTGGCATACTTTTCTTGAAGAGCCTGTCTAGTATGATAATAACTGGTTAAATCATATGCCAACGTGGCTAGCCCAAATGCTGATAATCCCAAGTCACTTACTAGATTAGTGGCTATTTTACCATTTTCATAGGCTGCTGCCTGCCCAGCCTTAAAGGCTTTCATGCCTTTTCTTTGAATCTGCCAAGCTAATACATCACGCCATTTAGAGTTTAACCAAGTACTAGTATCGACTCCGGCACTTCTTAGTATTCTATCTGCTTTGCCAGTACTAGCAGCCATGGTAGGAGCAACTCTACGACCCACAGCCTGTAATGCCTGCTTACCAGTTTTAGATCCTTTAAGAAGAGCTCCAGCACCTCTTGCAGCTAATCCCACTCCTGTGCCTAAAAGACCTAATAGGCTTTCATCTAAATCTTCAATCTGTGATGTATCCAATAATTCATTAATCTTCATATGATTATTTATATTCGAGAGTGAGCAAGCTCACTCTGTTTTAAGACTCACGTCTTAAAACTTTTTTCTTTCTTTGTTGTTAATAATAAACACTGCGTAGCTGATATATTATGCAGATTGCGTGGACGTACTTCTCCCGTTGCCGGGAGAAAAAAAGACATTATGCGAGTTGCTTAGTCCGATACTATATTAGGGCATTACAGAGGCGGTCATCCTGTACCTCGAGCCCAGTCTTCTATACGACGGGAAATAATTAAACAAATATAGTCTTGCCTAACTACTTTGGGGTTGTATCTTTTTCATCAGAGCCCCTTCTTTTAGCCTGTTAATCCTTTTCAAACAACCAAATAGCGGCATTTTGCTATCCTCATCCTTGCGGGTAGTGGTTGAGTCCTCCGAACGGCCAGAGTTTCTCGTCCCTGTGACACCGATGTCCAGGTTTAGAGGCGCATGAAATTAGCCTGCGCTAGCCTTAACCGTTTAACTGTTTGCCTATGATGTGTTTGCCGTGAACTCTGACCTGAATATGCCCGTTGTAGTAATCGTCGCTTTCTAATACACGCCTTGAAAATTGTTCTCTTGCCTCTATGTAACTACATTCGCTTTTGGTCTTGCAGTAATATAAAATTTCTCGCCTAAAATTTTCTTTGCCTAATTTTAATACGTCTTTGTTGAGTTCATCGTTGGAGCCATAATATTCTTGCCAGTCACTTTCTATTTTGCCTCGAATCTTTTTTCTTTTCTTTGTGCCGTTTTTCAACTTGACAACTTTATAAGTGGTCTTAGCGAACTTGGCTAGTTTTTTGCCTATGTATTTTTTATTTGTGGTTAAGTTTGTTATGATGTAAACGAAGCCTATGTAATCTTCTGATATTTCTGTGACTAGTTGATTTTCATAATACCATGACATCAACTATATAGCGTCTTTTTGTGCCTGTGCCTGTGCCTTTTGAAATTTTTTCTGTGCCTTTAATTGATCTAATTCTTTACGCCAATCCATGATAGCATGTCTTCGATTACGTGCTATATTATAAATTCTTAACAGCCATAACCTAGTATCCATGCCGGCTCTTCGTGAACCTCTATCCATCCATTTTTGATTAGCTTTAAAATATTCTCTAAAAGCTTCCATGAGTTCGTCATGAGTTTTTTCATCTCTCGGAATCATTCTACTACCTCCAAATCATTGGCATAGCTAGTATAACCATTTTCCTTGATGACCTTTAACACATTGTTTACACGGCCAATCAATTCATCCTTGTGACTGATCAAGTAGATATTTTTGTTACGTTCACGTGCCATCTTTTTAAGTACAGCCAACGCACCCTCTACTCCACTAGCATCTAATCCGTTGTCAATAAGTTCGTCAATGAACAATAAATTAATATTGTCATATAAGCTTTCCCACACATCACGGAAACTCCAGCTTAGACCTAAGATTAATCTATTACGTTCGCCACGTGACAAGTTGTCAAAATCCAAGTCTTGACCCAACTGTGTAATTTCCACAGTGAGATCATTTTGAAATCTAACAACATGTGGCAATCCCATTTTGTCTAGATAGTAGGTTAGTCTATTATTGAGATAGGCCAAGTTTTGATCAATAATTTTCTTACGAATAAAACTGTCCTTGCTGGTCAATAATTTAAGTAAAAATTCCTGATGCTCTTTTAGTTTGTTTAATTGGTTAACATGGTCCCAACTTACTTCCTGTATGGCTGTGTTGCGTAGTTCGTCAATCTGTTCTTGATAAGGATCCACATCATCATTACGTTTGACAAGTGCTTCTTCCAAACTGGTCAAATTGTTTTGATGTTTTAAGGCCTGTTCTACGGTGTCGTAAAATGTTTCAGGACGACCATTGATATCACCAATATCCTTGATTTCTTTTTGAATCTTTTTCAAACTGGCCGAAGTTTTTTTGAAATATTCTTTAGCTTCATTGAAATTAGCCAAGGCAGTCTCAGTCATTTCACCATGTTTATGATCCAATAACTGTTGTTGACAAGCATGGCAAGTCTTATCGGCCAGTTGCTCCACTTCTTTTTTATATTTGTTCACAGACTTTTCAGCCTGCCCAACAGCAGTTTCTAAAGTGGATTTTTCCTTGTTGAGACTTCGAATTTTAGCTGACAACTCGTCATAACTTTTTAGTAGAGCATGTTGTGCTAGTTCTTGTTCAATGTCAATGTTTTGTAGTTCTAAAATCTTTTCAGCAACCTTTTCGCAATCATCTTTTTGCTGTTTACGCCATGCTCGTTGCTTGGTTTCTAAACCAGTAATACTTTGTTCAATACGATCATTACTTTTTTTAGTGGCTTCGATATTGGCAGATTCTTGATTAATTTCTTCCTTAGTTAGTCTAACTAATTCTTTCAGGCTTTCACTTTTTTCACTAAGCAAGGTAACGCCCAGTAATTGTTCAATGATCATTCTTTGATCAGCGGCTCGCATACTGAGGAATGGTTCGGTATAGGTATTAAGTGCCACAATATGTTTGAACATGTCGTGACTCATGCCTAACAGTGCATCTAAATCACGCTGAGTTTCTCTAACATCACCTTGACTTTCGTCAATATTGTCAGTGTCCTGTTCTTCGCCATTGATAAAAAATTTAAAAATATTAGGTCTGCGACCACGTTCTATTTTATAGCTCACACCACTTTTTTCAAAATTCAGTGTGACAATCATGTTCTTATTATTAGTCTTGTTGACTAAGTTATCTTTCTTAATGTTAGTAAGAGCCTGACCAAATAAGGCATAACTTAAGGCATTGACAATAGTAGTTTTGCCTGTGCCGTTGCGACTGCCGCTGTCATCACCGCCTTGATCTAAGTTTTCACCTAAGACCAGTGTCAGTTGTTCTTTGCAAAAATCTACAGCTTGGGTTTGATTACCCACGCTCATGAAATTTTTAACAGTTAAATCTTTAATACGAATCATAGGTTATTGTAAATGTCTAATAGAAGGTTTACGTCATAAGTGTCACTTTCCACGCTGATCAATTGATTGGTCACAATTTGATCCACGCTTTCAAATGCCTTAATATCAGTGTCGCTGGTCAATTCTACTTCGCGCTTTTCTGGAATCAAGGTCAATTCTCTAATGTCATAATCTGCCAAGTAAGTTTCTTTAATAAAACTAGCTTCTTCATAGCTAATATCAATGTCCAATGTGACTCTAAGATGTTGTTTAGGCTTGATAATTTTAGCGCCGTTGTCAATCAGTTCGCTAAGTTTAATAGTTCTAAAAGTAGGTTGATCGGGCCAGCTGTAGTATTCTGGTTGCCCTCCCCATTCTAATACGCACATGCCACGATCATCGTCCCAAGCATCAGCGTAATTGTGCGGGAATGCATTGCCAATATAGATCATGTTCTTTTGTTGTTGACGTTTATGGAAGTGTCCACTGAAGCCAAGTTCGTAATTTTGAAAATGTTCTAATTTAATTTCGCCATGATCTGGCATCTGTACCATGGCATTCATAAAAAAGCTAGGCAATTCAAAGTGACCAAAGATATATTTGCCACCTCGTTTACCTATACTTCGCCATTCGTCTCCCACTAGCCAAGGGCACATGGTCACATTGCCTTCTGTCATGGGCTTGTGTACTACGGTAATTCCTGGTATATACTTGCCAAATTCTACGCTATGAATATCGCGTTTGTCTTTGTAGTATAAGTCATGATTGCCAGGAAAAAAATAAAAACGATCAAAGGCTTGCCCCAGTTTTTCCAAGGCTCTAAGACTATAATCCATGGTCGTAATATTAAGACTATTACGGTTATGATGCCAATCGCCCATAAAAATCCCAACATCACAGTCTAACTCCTTTGCTTTGCTAATGTACCAATCTACAAAATCTTCACAGTCTTGATTGTGTGTGGCGCTGTTACTTTTAAGTCCAAAGTGTATGTCTGTGAATAGGGCCACACGTTTAAAAAGATTTGTCATTCTTCCTCACGTTCAAATCTACGTAGTCCTGCTGAGTATTCAGCGTTACTGGTTCTAGTATAACTGGGAGCCATGTCATTCATTTCTAGGATATCGTCTCGAATGTTTTGATTTTTCTTTTCAATATTAATAATTCGTACAAAGCTATTAGTCACTGCGGCAGTGAAGTATGCAAAAGGATTATTACTTTTTGATTCGTCAAATTGTAAACCCACTTGAGTCAGTTGTAAAATAGCTTGTGCTCGCATTTCATCGTTGTAGGTATAGCCTCTGACATTACCTCGGGTAGCATAACGTTCACACAATTTGATATACATACGTGCTAGTGTGTCAGTAATCTGGCCATGATCTTTGCTAAATCGTCCTTTGTCCACGGTACCTTTCCAGTGACTACGGCCTACACAAATTAATTCATCATTATCGTCAAATTTCCAATGTTGGAAAGGAGGAAAATTCACTTTATCTCTTCCATCAGCTTCGGACTTTTGAACTTTTTTTCTTGTTTTGTTCACAGGAATATGTTCATAAGTCATGATCCTGAATACCAAATCAATCTTTGGAATTTTTTTGTAGTCAATTTCGCAATCAGCTATTTTGACTTTTTCTCCTGCGGCTTTTCTTCTTGAATAATTTTCGTCGCCTATTCTTTTGGCACGACTGCGTTTGGCGTCAGCCACAGTTCTAATATTGATTTTTTCAACATTGGGTAGTATGATATCATACTGATGGTATTCTGGTTTAGTATAGCTAGAGTAAGAATTTTTACTTCTATGAATTTCCTCTAGCAGATCTCGATTATTAAGATAGTTTGTGGTCATTAAGACTCCTAAGGTCAGAATTATTATAATATACGTACTTTTAAAAGTCAACTAAATATTTGCCAAGGAGCATGATTATGCCTAGTTTTTTTGACAGTGTAAAATCGGCAGTAGATCAGTCATCGAGTACGTTTGGTGCTATAGCAAACGGTCTCAATACGGTCAATAAATTGAGTACTATTGCTAATAATTTATCAAATCCTAGTAAAGTAATGAGTACTATTCGATCTTTCAACTTACCCAAAGGCGGAGAAGTTAAATCCGATAGTCCAATGGCAACGGCCAAGATGGCCGATACTAACAATGATTGGCGAGCAAGATTGAACATACTTGATACATCGTTTTTTGATAATGCACCGATTCTTGCACCGATTAAACAGACAGGAGGATTGATATTTCCCTATACTCCCACTATAAGCATAGGTAGTTCAGCTGGTTACAGTGATCAAGCTATGACTCATTCTAACTATCAATTTGTTTACTATCAGAGCAGTAGAGTAAATGAAATTAGTGTAGTGGGTGATTTTCCTGTAGAAGATTCTGATCAGGCAGCATATTGGCTTGCTGTTTTACATTTTTTAAGAAGTGTGACCAAGATGTATACTGGAAATACTGGGGATTCTAACCCAGGTAACCCGCCTCCCATATTAAATTTTAGTGCATACGGAGATTTTGTTTTTAAAAATGTTCCTGTAGTAGTTACAAATTTTAATATACAATTAGGCAAGGAAGTTGATTATATTGCTGTAAATCCCTTGGCAAAAAATAGTAGTACTAGTGGTAGTGGGTCAAGTGGAGCAGATAACTTGTCTAAAACAGCCAATTTATTGTCAACAGGTCTTAGTGCATTTGGACAAACCAAAGCAGCTAATCTAGTAAAAACAGGAGCAGCTCTTGTAGGTGCTGTATCCGCTCTTGGGGGTGGTGCAAAAGGCAGTGCAGGAACGCCAGGTGGTCCTGGAGAATCCCATGTTCCTACTAATAGTTCAATAACCGTAAATCTTAGACCGGTATATAGTAGAGAAAAAATTAGAAATTTCAGTCTTAACACTTTTATCAAAGGTGGATATGTTGGGCAAGGATATCTATAATGGCTGAATATAGTTCAACAAGCCCTTGGTTTAACACACCTACTAATAAGAATTATCTTGACTTGTTGAGCATCAGGCCAGTCAGTGCCGAAGCAGACGACTTCCTTTACACCATAGAAAGTCAATACAGTTATAGGCCTGATCTATTAAGTTATGATTTATACGGAACTCCGGATCTTTGGTGGGTTTTTATACAGCGTAATCTAGATGTATTACAAGATCCTGTATTTGATTTTATACCAGGAATACAAATTTATATACCAAAAAAGTCTAGTCTAATAAAAGTTTTAGGAGCCTAATATGGGATTTGACCTAGGTAGTGCTGCTACTAATTTAGTAAGTTCGGCGGTGAATAAAAGTCTAAGTAGTTCAGGATTAGTTAGTGGGCTACAAAATAAAGCTGGATCACTATTGAGTGGTGTGGCAAATAAACTATTATCCGGAGCCGGCGGCCTACTTAAAGATTTAACATCAGGAATCCCTGGCCAATTTCAACAAATTATTGACTATTCTACCCAGGCTCAAAAACAAGACATACTTGGCAGTCTTGCACAAGGTACTAGTATTGCACAAATAGAAGAAAAGCCTCCTTTTGCAAACATACTAAATCAATATGCAAGCTACAACTATATCTGGACCATGTGGGTATTACGTCCTTATGATTTGAATTTTCCAGATGTAACTTATAGAAAAGGTGTTACAGGAGATATCATATTAAAAAGTGGCAGCGGAGAACCTGATAATAGAATCCCCCTAACTAATTACAAAAGTAAAACATCAAATCCTTCTGGTAAATTTGACTTTTTCATAGACAATGTTCGTATTGGCGGACTGATAGGACTAGATAAAAATACAGGAAACACCAACGCTAATAGTATTAGTTTTAAAGTTATAGAACCTTATAGCTTGGGATTATTCTTTCAAACCCTACAGGCAGCAGTTTATAAATCAGGATCTAAGTCTTGGAATAATGTGCCTATAATGTTGAGATTGGAGTTTACAGGACATAAAGATCAATACGAGTTAAATGTCAAAGTGCCCAAAGCTACCAAATATTTTCCTTTAAAAATTATGAATATAAGCATGAAGGTCAGTGGCAATGGCTGTACTTATGATTGTACTGCTATACCATGGAACGAACGTGCTTATAGCACAGCCATAAGCACGGCCAAAAGTCAAGTTACTATAGAAGGAAAAACAGTTCAGGAAATGTTACAGAGTGGTCCAAAAAGTTTACAGTATACTCTTAACAAAATAGAAAAAGACAAGGCTGATGCTAAAAAAACACCTGTAGCAGATAAAATATTAATTCTTTTTCCCATAGATACTAAAACTTCTAATAGTGACGGCGGCGATAAAGATATTAATAAACCTCCAGGAGCTGTAGTAAATCCTGCTGATCTAAAAATAATTAATCAGAATCTTTATAAAAGGTTAGGTGTATCAGGTGATGTTAGTCCTATTCAAATAGACAATGTCAATACCATAGGCACATCCACTATGGGGTTTGGCGATTTACAACGGGCCAAACAGGCATTTGGTGAAGAAGCCGAAGTATACGATTCCAAAGCAGGAGTATTTAAAAGAGGCAGTATTAAAATAGAATCGGAGCAGGGAGTAGCAGAGTTTGCCCAAGGCAGTAATATTCCTAATATGATAAATCAAATAATTCTAGTCAGTCAATATGGAAGACAGGCCTTGGAAAGTGTAGACAATGATGGGTTTGTTCCTTGGTGGAGAGTGGAAACTCAACTATATCTTTTAGATTCCGACGAAAATGTAGCAACAACTGGAAACTATGCCACTTTGGCAGTGTATAGAGTAATACCGTCGGCTATACATAGTAGTAGATTTTTACCGCCAGAAGACAGACCCAAAGGCATAGAAAATTTAAAAAAGGTAGCTCTTAAAGAATACAACTATATCTATACTTCAAAAAATATTGACATCATAGATTTTAATATTGAATTTAATAACGGATTCTATAAACAATTAACCGTAGATATGGGAAAAAGAAATCAAGGTGTATTGACCAAATCAACAACAGGCAGTGACGCAACCAGTGAAACTAAAACTGACAGCGGTAAAACTCCTACTACTAATACTGAAGCAAGACCAGCTAAAGATGGCGCACCTGTAATCAATGATGCCATTAGCATTGGCAGTAATAAAAGTCCTACAGGGGACGATGACCCAGGTACACTGGCTGCAAAAGCATTTAACGAAGCTATAAATTCCATGTTAGACATGGTACAATTAGATTTAAAAATCCTAGGTGATCCTTATTACCTGGGCGATAGTAATATGGGAAATTATTCAGCACAAAAGACCAATTTAAGGGGCATCAATAATGATGGCGCCATTGACGGTCAAAGTACAGAAGTTTATATCACAGTGAACTTCAGGAATCCCATAGACATTGATTACACCACAGGCTTATATGAATTTGGTCAAGGTAAAATAGTTCCACAATTTAGTGGATTATATAGAGTAGGCGAAGTGCAAAATGAATTTAATAATGGGCTTTTCACACAAAGTCTTAAACTAATGAAAATGCCTAATCAAGACACTGATAAAAACGCTGCACCTAAAGAAGGTAAAACCTTGGTGGATACTATTTTAAAAACACCTGTGCCTTCGCCTAAAGAAGCCGCAGCAGAACCTAACGGATATGAAGACGTTGTAGGAGGTCCATAATAATGGCAGAGGAAAATAGAGCCCCTATAGGTAAACAACCAGAAAATAACACAGGAGTTTTGTTGGCCAAAGTGGTCAGTCATCTAGACCCTTCATATATGGGCACATTAGAAGTGGAATTATTGAGCGAAGTAGGTAGTACTCCTAGAACAGCAACACAGTTACGTAAGGTGAAATATCTAAGTCCTTTTATGGGGGCCACAGCCATTGAGTTTGCCGGCAAAGACGACAATTACGGAAACACACAAAAAAGTTATGGAATGTGGATGATACCGCCGGATGTAGGCACCACAGTCATGGTGGTATTTGTACAAGGTGATCCTAAAAGAGGTTATTGGATCGGTTGCGTACAAGACAATGACATGAATTTTATGATACCAGGGTATGCTGCCACAACTTTTACAAATGATCAAAACGTAAATGCAGATCTTAAAGGACGTACAGGAAGAATTCCTGTAGCAGAGTACAACAAAACAGCACAAGAACAAATAGGAAATGACACAACACTAACTAAAAAACCAAAACATCCTTTTGCCACCATACTGGAACAACAAGGATTATTACTGGATGACATTAGAGGAATTACTAGTAGCAGTGCTAGAAGAGAATGGCCCAGTGCCGTTTTTGGTATTAGCACACCGGGACCCGTTGACAAGCAAGCCGATGCACCAAAAGGCAAATTAGGCAAAAAAGAAACTGAAACTACAGCCTTTGTCAGTAGGTTAGGGGGTTCTAGTTTTGTCATGGATGATGGTGATGATAAATTTCTTAGGAAAACTACGCCCAGTGAAGGTCCGCCAGACTATGCCAGTATAGAAGAAGGGGAAGAAGGCGATGTTACTATTCCTCATAACGAATTAATAAGATTAAGAACTAGAACCGGGCATCAAATATTACTGCACAACAGTGAAGATTTGATTTATATTGGTAATGCTCGTGGCTCAACTTGGATAGAATTAACTAGTGATGGCAAAATAGATATTTTTGCCCAAGACAGTATTAGCATACACACTGGAAATGATTTTAATTTTTATGCTGATCGTGACATCAATATGGAGTGTGGACGCAATTTCAATGTCAAAGTGGCAGAAAATATGCAAACCGAAGTGGGGCAGGATCAGACTTTGATAGTCGACGGCCTACAAGCCAACCATGTCAAGGGCGATGTTAATACTACTTTTGAGGGCAACTATCTTCACACAATTTTAGGAAATTTTGATCTTAGCACAGATGGCAATAATAAATTAACAGCTGGAGGTAATTCAGAACTTAACTCCGGCGGCAACAATGTGATCACAGCCGGTGGAGCACTTGATATTAAAAGTGGGGGAGCCAGTAAATGGACAGGCGGCGGCGCAACTAGCATTGGAGGTGCAAGCTTGGTTCTTAGTGCTAGCTCAATTAATCTTAACGGACCAGCTGCACCAGAAGCAGCCACAGCGGAAGTGGCAGAAAAAGCGGAGTTGCCAGATCCTTTGTCAACTCATAGTGTACCAGACGAGCAGGGTGATGAATTTGTACAAACTATCATGCAGCGTGTGCCAACTGCCGAACCGTGGCCACATCATGAAAATTTAGATCCTTTGAATTTTAAATCAGATATGACAGACAGAGAAGCAGAAGATGACATTGCTGTTCCTGAATTTTGGAGTGTATACTCCACGGCGATTGATACATTTTCTAAGAGCAAAAAGGATTAAATATTTTTATGGCTATTCAAAGACTATACGAAAAACTTATTGTTAAAGGCAATAATGCTCGAGCACAACCGCCGTTACCAAGAACATACAGAGGTTTCAGTACTATAAGCACTGACAGTGAATCATACTCATTATATGACTTGGACTTAATTAAACAAGATTTACTTAATCACTTTCACGTAAGACAAGGTGAAAGATTAATGAATCCAGAATTTGGTACTATAATTTGGGATGTAATTTTTGAACCATTAACTGAAGATTTAAAAAATTTAATAATAAAAAATGTCGAGGACATTATTAACTATGATCCCAGGGTTAGAGTTAATGATATTACAATCACTGCCTATGAAACTGGTATTCAAATCGAATGCGACTTAACTTATCTTCCTTACAACATTTCAGAATCTATGCGTTTTAAGTTTGATCAAGATAACGGATTAATAGGATAAACTACCATATTATTACACACTATAAATATCAGAACAAGGATTAAACATGTCATCTACCGACAGACAAAATAGATTACTCGTAGCTGAAGATTGGAAGAGAATTTATCAAAGCTATAGAAATGCTGATTTTCAAAGTTATGATTTTGAAAATCTACGCAGAGTAATGGTAGATTACCTTAGACAGAATTATCCTGAAGACTTCAACGACTATATTGAAAGCAGTGAATATCTAGCATTGATAGATATGATTGCTTTTTTAGGACAAAGTATTGCATTTAGAGTGGACCTAAATGCTCGTGAAAACTTTTTAGAACTAGCAGAACGTAGAGAAAGTGTTTTAAGATTATCCAGAATGCTAGGTTACAATGCCAAACGTAACCAAGCAGCTAACGGCTTGTTAAAATTTACCAGTATTTCTACTACGCAGGCAGTAATAGATAGTAATGGAAGAAATTTATCTGGGCAAGAAATAATCTGGAATGACACCGCAAATAGTAATTGGTATGATCAATTTATCAAAGTTATCAATGCTTCTATGCCTGCTATCAAGCAGTTTGGTAATCCAGATAATAAAGCTGTGGTATATAGCATACCTACTGAACAATATAGAATTCAATCGGCTAGTAGTAATATTCCTGTATATGGATTTACCAAAGTAGTAGATGGTAGGAATATGAATTTTGAAATAGTCAGTACTATTATCAAAGACGGAATGGATATTGTGGAAGACCCTCCGCAGGCAGGTAAAAGCTTGGCGTTCCTTTATAGAGACGACGGCCGAGGAGCAGCCAGTCCTACTACTGGTTTCTTTTTACATTTTAGACAAGGTAGCTTGAACACAGGCTCTTTTTCAATTAGCCAGCCAAGTACTAATGAAATTGTCGATATCGATGCTACTAATATTAACGACACTGATGTATGGTTGTATAAACTAGACTCTAATGGTGTAGAACAAGAATATTGGGCTAAAGTTTCCAGTTTTGAAGGCAATAACATAATCTATAATAGTTTAAAGAAAAATATTAGAAATATCTACGGGGTTGTTACTAGAGCAGAAGATAGAATCAGTTTGACGTTTAGTGATGGCACATTTGGCACATTGCCATTGGGGTCTTTTAGAGTATATTATCGTGTAAGTAATGGACTTAGTTATACTATAAATCCTAAAAATATTAGAAATGTTTCTATCTCCGTTCCTTATGTATCTGGCGTAGGACAAATAGAAACTTTAAGCATTACTTTAGGATTACAATCTAGTATTAGTAATAGTGCATTGAGTGAAAGCAACGACGAAATTAAAGCCAAAGCACCTGCTACATATTATACACAAAATCGTATGATTACAGCAGAAGATTATAACATTAGTCCCTTGAGTATCAGCCAAGATGTGGCCAAAATAAAAACTATTAATAGAACCAGTAGTGGTATTAGTAGGTATTTTGATCTAACTGATCCCACAGGAAAATATAGTAGCACCAATCTATTTGGTGATGACGGTGTAATTTACAAAGAAGAATACGAGGATCATTTTAGATTTAATTATGTTGCAAAAACTGATATTGAAGCAGTGATTTATAATCAAGTTTTAGACATTATTAAAGATATTGATTTACGTAATTTTTATTATGATAAATTTGGTAAATTATCTACCACAACTGAAACGTATACTTGGAATCAAGTAACAAAAGATACTAATCAAAGTACGGGTTATTTTAAAAATCAATTAAACTTAATTACAGGATACGATTCGGGAACTGATTTAAAACATTTAGAACCGGGTGCCTTATTAAAATTCGTTCCTCCCACAGGTAAAGTATTTTTAAAAACTAATTCAAATGCCTTGGTTACCGGCACAACAATTGTGCCTAACTCAACTTCTTATCTTTGGGCTAAAGTTGTTAGTGTAACTGAAAATGGTGCAGTTTCTGCTTTAACCACGGGTCAAGGCCCTATTACACTGAATGTAGAAGTGCCAACAGGAGCTACCTTAGTAAAAGTTATTCCAAAATGGCGTACTAGTTTGGATGCGGCCACTATAGCTACTATGATAGATTTAATTTTTTCTAACAAGCCATTTGGTCTACGATATGACCTAGATACTAAAAATTGGAAATTAATATACGAAGCAAATTTATCTATAAATGGATTGTTTAATATTGGTAGAGCCGGAGATATTAGCAATCAAAAATTAGATAATAGTTGGTTAATTTTGTTTTCCACGGACACTGCATACTATACAGTTAAGTCAAGAAAATTAAAATATATTTTTGAAAGTGATCGTCAAATTAGATTTTATTTTGATGCTAATAGCAAAGTATACGATAGCAGAAGTAATAAAGTAGTTAAAGATAAAATTAGTGTACTTAATATTAATACTAAACCTGACAGTATTAATCCTTTTAGCTATAGTTTAGATTGGGAAGTCAGTAAAGAATTTTTAGGATCAGACGGTTACGTGGATAATAAAAAAATAGAATTAACTTTCAATGACAGTAATGATGACGGAGTAGTTGATGATCCTGATATTTTTGATATTATTGTGGCTCCTAGTACTGATCAATCAAAGTATATAATTTTACAAAGATACGAAACAACTAACGGTCAACTAGATTATAGATATATTAAAAATGATAATTTAATTAAAATTAAATCTAGCTCCGATGACGTATTATTAAATGAAAAAGTAGATGGTCAATATTTTTATTTCACTACTACAGACACAGTTGCTCAGTGGGACAATAAACTAGCAAGATTTGTGGCTAATTTAGATTATAAAGTCTATCAAGGTAGAGAAGATTTAAAATTTCAGTATGTTCATAGCGCAGACTATGAAGCAAGAATAGATCCAGGACAGATTAATATCATGGATTTATATGTGCTGACCAAACAATACGATTTAGAATTTAGAAAATGGCTATTAGGTAATCTTGATGCAGAACCATTGCCTCCAAGTTCGGATCAATTGAGCTTGTTATTGTCTCCAACTTTAAATAATATTAAAGCCATGAGCGATGAAATTATCTTTCACCCGGTAAAATATAAAGTATTATTTGGACCTAGAGCCAGTTTGAATTTAAGGGCCAGCTTTAAACTAATAAAAAATGCAGAGCAACCCATCAGTGATAATCAGTTAAAAACAAATGTGCTAACAGCTATTAACGAATTTTTTGCCTTAGAAAATTGGGATTTTGGAGATAGTTTTTATTTCAGCGAACTAGTAGCATATGTTATGTCTAGAACAACTCCTTTCTTGTCTAACATGGTCATAGTGCCTAGACAACCCGATTTGTATTTTGGAAGTTTGTTTGAAATCAAAGCCGAAAGTGATCAAATTTTTATCAATGGCACTACCACTGATGACATTGAAATAATCACCGCCATCACAGCAAATACAATTGCTGCCGAAGGTAATATTAACTCTACAAGTTATGTGATATCTCAACAAAATATTACAAGTCAAGGAGCAGCATAATGTCTGAAAATCAAACAGAAAATGCTCCTCCTATTGATCCTAATCAAAAAAGAAAAACCGAATCATTATTACCTAGAATTTACAGAACTGATAGTAATAAAAAATTCATCGGCGGCACAATAGATCAGCTAGTTCAGACTGGAACTGTAAAAAGACTTAACGGATTCATTGGACGTCAAAACGCAAAATCAGTTACAAGTAACGATGTTTTTTTAGAAGAACTGTTAGACGAAAGACAAAATTATCAGTTAGAACCTAGCTTGGTAATTGAAGATACATTGGGCAATGTGACATTTTTTAAAGATTATTTAGATTATGTACATAGTGTAAATGTATTAGGAGGATTAGCTAGCAATCATCAAGTACTAAATCAACAGGAATTTTACAGTTGGGAACCTCATATTGATTGGGATAAGATTGTTAACTTTTTACATTACTATTGGTTACCATTCGGGCCTAAAACCATAACAATTTATGGACAACAACAAGAAATAACTCGTACTTTCAAAGTAACATTGTCCGACGAAGGTGACAATAGAGCATATCTTTTCACTCCAAACGGATTGACTAGAAATCCGTCATTGACTTTATATCGTGGACAAACTTATAAATTTGAAATTGATACTCCGGGCGAACCTTTCAGTATTAAAACGGAACTTGAAACAGGCAACTTTTTTAGATATACAGATGTAGATAATTTTGCTGTAGAAAATGGCACAATAACTTTTACAGTGCCTTTACAAAGTCCTGACGTACTTTATTATACTAGCGAAATATCAGCAGATACATCCGGTATTATTAAAATATTTGACATTAAAGAAAATACAGCCATAGATGTCGAAAATGAAATCATAAACGCAAAAACGTACACATTGCCCAGCGGAATATCTTTAAGCAATGGAATGAAAGTTAATTTTAAAGGCCGTGTTACTCCTAGTTCTTATAGTGAAGGAGATTTTTATGTAGAAGGAGTAGGTGAAAGAATTCAACTTATTCCGGAAAAACAATTAGAAATTGTAGCTCCGTATACTACAAATTATGACGTAACTTTCGATGACACCGGCTTTGACGACTTGCCTTATAATGATGTTATATACTCGGCAGCAGACAAAGATTATATTACAATTAATAGAGCTAGTTTAGATTGCAATCCTTGGACCCGGTATAATCGCTGGTTCCATCAGGATGTCATACAACAAACAGCAGATCATTTCGAAGTACCCGCAGTATTTGACCAAAGTCAAAGAGCCAAGAGACCGATTATAGAGTTTAATGCCAATATCAAACTATATAATTTTGGAATACGTCCTAAAAAAGATGTAGATTTAGTTGACGATTTTACCAATGATGTATTTTCTGTAATAGAAGGAGCGTTAAGCTATAATATCGATGGAGTTTCATTACTAGACGGACATCGTATATTATTTACAGGTGATAAAGATCCCTTGGTAAGTAATAAAATTTTTAAAGTAGAATTTATTCTTATTCATGCAGATGCCAATGATCCAGGACAACGTAGAATACATCTAGTACAAGAACCAGATAGTGATCCTTTACTAGAAGAAATTGTATTAATTAAAAACGGTGTCCAATATAAAAGTAAACATTTATGGTTTAATGGTTCTAACTGGCTAGTAGGACAATCAAAAACAGATCAAAATCAGCCTCCATTATTTGATTTATTCGATAAAGATCAAGTTAGTCTTTCTGATTCGACCAAATATGAAGGCACTACTTTTCTAGGAAATAAATTATTTTCTTATAAAACTGGATCTGGTGTTGTAGATAGTGAATTAGGATTTGCATTAAGTTATAAAAATATTAATAATGTAGGGGATATTGTTTTTAACTATAACTTACTACAAGAAAGTTTTTCTTACAAGCAACAAGCGTCCATAATTACCGAAAACACAGATAATAAGTTTCTTAAAAACTTTTCTAATTTAGGTTCAAAATACATTAATGGGTGGACTAAAAATACATTAAAAAATATTCAACCTATTGTGAGGATTTATAAAAACGAAACGGTAGAAGAATTTGTAAACGGAATAAAAACAAAAGTTGTTTTAGTTAATAATTTTCCTATAGATGTATACAATGATATTACTGATCTTAATGATCTTTTGGTAAAAGTTTATATAAATGGCAAAAGAATTGATAAAAATTTATTTTCAGTTGAAGATGCTGCAAATTATAAAAAAGTAGTATTAATTACAGATGCTAACACAACTGATGTAGTTACACTGAGATGTTATGCTAGACAAAATAAAAACAATAATGGTTATTACGAATTTCCTATCAATTTACAAAATAATCCTTTAAACAATAATATTAATGATTTTACTCTAGGTGAAGTTATTGATCATGTAGATTCTATTATAGATAATTTAGATAATTTCCAAGGGGAATATCCAGGAGTAAGTAATTTAAGGGATATAGGCAATCTTAGTAGTCATGGAACTAAATTTATTCAACATAGTGGCAGTTTAAATTTAGCATTATATCATTTGACCAATAAAGATGCTAATATAATAACAGCATTAGAAAAAGCCAGAGATGACTTTGGAGTCTTTAAAAGAAATTTTATAAATCATACCGGTGTTTTAAATAGTGAAATAACAGTTAAACAAGCAGTTGATTTAATTTTATTTGAAATTAATCAAGGCAAACCTAAAAAAGCTTCATACTATTTTAGTGATATGTTAGCTTATGGTGCAGCCAAACAAACAGATTTTACTGTACAAGATTATAGAGTTAAAAAATATCCTTTAGCCACAGTGTTTACTTTACAAAGTTTAAGTAATAAATCTGTTAATGTGTATGTGAATAATGTTCAATTATTACATGAAAAAGATTATATATTTGGCTTGGATGGGTTTGTAGAAATATTGTGCTCTATAAAAGAAGATGATGTCATAACAGTTTATGAATATGAAAGTACAGATGGATGTTATATTCCTTCTACCCCGACAAGTTTAGGATTATATCCAAAATTTGAGCCAAAAATTTATCTAGATACTACTTTACTTGAGCCACAAAATGTAATTCAAGGGCACGATGGCAGCATTGTATTAGCTTTTAATGATTATAGAGATCAAATAATTTTAGAATTAGAAAAAAGATTTTTTAACAATATTAAAGTCAAATATGATCCAAATATTATAGACATATATGATTTTATACCTAATTCTAATAGACCTACTGAGTATACTATAGATGAATTCAATCAAATTCTTGCACCTAATTTTTATCAATGGACTGGACTAATTGATAAAGATTTTACCAAATCTTTGAAATATGATTCAAATAATCCTTTTACTTACAACTACAGGGAAGCAGTAGGCATAGACGGAAACAATGTTCCGGGGTTTTGGCGTGGAATTTACAAATGGTACTTTGACACAGACCGCATACACTTAACACCTTGGGAGAGTTTAGGATTTAGTATTCAGCCAAAATGGTGGGAAAGTACTTATGGGCCTGCACCTTATACATCTAATAATCTTATACTTTGGCAGGATCTGCGAGATGGTGTAATCAAAGAACCCGGAAAACCTTTAACAAGAAATCCTAAATTTGCAAGACCTGTACTTAAAAATATTCCTGTTAAAGAAGATGGTCAATTATTAGACCCCTTAACAGCTAATTTAGCACATGGAATTTTTAATAGTAATAGATCATTTACATACGTTTTTGGCGATCAAAGCCCTGTAGAAACAGCGTGGAGACGCAGTAGTTATTATCCGTTTAGTTTACTAATTACAATGATTCTTATGCAGCCAAGTCGAGTATTAGGTTGTTACTTAGATCGATCAAGGATAGTTAAAAATAGAAATGATCAATTAATCTATTCAGAAACTGGTGTAAGATTGAGATTAAAAGACTTATTAACACCTAATACTGTATCGGATAATGTTAGAACATTAACGGCGGGTTTAGTCAATTATGTTGTAGATTATTTACAAGGAGATAATTCCACAGCATTAGACACATATAAAAATGATTTAATAACCATTAACAATAAACTTGCACATAGATTATCAGCATTTACTAGCAAAGAAAAATATAATTTAATTTTAGACAGCAAAAGCAGTGCAGCTAAATCGGGCGTTTTCGTACCAAGTGAAAATTATAAAATATTTTTAAACACTAGTAGTCCTATTAAAAAAATATTATATAGTGGTGTTATTGTAACTAAAGTATTGACTAAAACTGGCATAGGTTATGAAATAAAAGGATATAGTCAAAGCAACCCATATTTTTATTATTATGTATGGACTCAATCTGGACATGGTATTAACGTAGGCGGAATTAGCGAAAGCTTTATTAAATGGACTAACAATCAACAATATGTAGTAGGAAACATTATAGAGATTAATAATGTTTTCTATAGAGTAAAAACTTCACATGTTAGTGAGGAAACCCCTTCACTAGATCTTTTACAAAAATTACCAGCATTGCCTATAATTGGAGGAGCAACAGCTCTAATTAGAAAAAAATGGGAAAGAATTCCTGTTCTTTTAAATTATGGAACTACTTTAGGATCGATTCAAGAAGTTGTAGATTTCCTTCAAGGTTACGGAGAATATTTAAAAGATCAAGGATTGGCATTTGACCAGTATAATATAACATTAAAATCTGTAGCTAGTTGGGAAACCAGCGTGAAAGAATTTTTATTCTGGACTACGCAAAATTGGAGTCCAGGCACTGAAAATTATTCCGAATGGGATTTTGGTATTTTTTATAAAGCAGGGTCGGTTGTTCTTTACAATGGCGATTATTATAAATCAAAAAGAGATCATACAACAACAACTTTTTTTGATGTTAATTTATATGTAAAATTAGATGGCTTAAATCAAGACGGGGCGTCAGCAATAAGCTTGAGTCCAGCAGCATTGGGCATAGATTTAAATTTAAATTATGCTACTGTTGCTGATTTAAGAGAGCAGATTGGCACATATGAAATATTTTCAGCCAATGGTCAAAAATACGATCCTAAATTATTAAGTTATTCTAGATATGACACTCTTTTTTCACTAAAACCGACAAATGAAAATACTGGTATATATGGAGCAAGTTTATACCTAATACAAAAAGAACATGTATTAATCATTGACAATGATACACAATTCAACGATGTGATTTATAGTCCAGAAACAGGTTATAGACAAGAAAGAATTAAAGTATCTGGATATAAAACATTAAACTGGAATGGAAGTCTTGACGCACCTGGGTTTATCTATGATCGAGCCTATATCAATGACTGGCAACCCTGGATGGATTATCATCTAGGGGATATTGTCAAATATAAAGAATTTTATTATTCAGCCATGGAATTCTTACCAGGCCAAGAAGAATTCAATAAAAATAAATGGATAAGATTAGACAGCAAACCGACTAGTCAACTACTGCCTAATTGGGACTATAAAGCCTTACAATTCACAGACTTTTATGATTTAGACAGCGATAATTTTGATGTAGGTCAACAAAAAATAGCTCAGCATTTAATAGGCTATCAAAAGCGTCAATACTTGAGTAACATTATTAAAAACGATGTTAGTGAATTCAAGTTTTATCAAGGAATGATCCAAGAAAAAGGCACAGTGAATTCTCTTAATAAATTATTTGACGTTCTCAGTGCAGATGATAGGGATAGTATTGATTTTATCGAAGAATGGGCAATTAGAGCAGGGCAATATGGCGCCAGTGATGCTTTTGACGAAGTAGAATTTATATTAGACGAAGGCCAATTTAAAATTAATCCTCAGGCAATAGAATTAGTCAGTACCGTTGATAATACTTTGGTAGATTTTGTTATTAGACAAACTAAAAAAGACATATATCTAACACCCAAATTTTATCAAAATAATTTATGGCCTGTTAACAGTAATTATAAACCATTTTTGCGTACACCTGGTTTTGTCAAATATGATCAAATTAAACTAGCCGTTGATTCAAAGAGCAGTTTATTAGCCGAAGACATAGAGAATTTTTCATCAGGCGACTATATTTGGTGTGCATTTGAAAATAAAATAAACGAATTTAATGACGATTGGAATGTATATAGATTTACCAAAACAGATTATGTTGTAGATGGAATGTCATATACCGATAATACTCTGTTTATATCCTTTGCCAATGATATAGATTTTACCGTAGGTCAAATAATTGGAATTAAATCTGACTACGACAAAGTTAACTCCTTCTTTGAAATTAGTGAAATAGATGGCAGAATTGTTACGGTCAATATCAGACTGATCAATTGGAAAACTCCTGACTCTGAAACTTTAAGTACTACTAAAATTTTTAAAATTTTACCTCAAAGATTTAACACCATAGACGATATTGTAGTTCCCCATTACCTTAAAAAAGGTGAACTTGTCTGGATTAATCGTTCACTTGGCAACAAATATGCAGTTTGGCAAAATAATCCTGTTTATACAAGGACAAAATTATATGACCCGTTGTTAGGGAATGAATATAAATTTGGTAGAAAATTAGTTACTAATGCAGCTGGCGATATTATGGTAGTAGCCTTAGGTCAGAATCAAACACAAAGAGTGAATATCTACACACCATGGTCTAATGATTCAGGATGGAGTGATCGTCAAACAATTCTTATGCCAGGTGATATAAGAACATTTGCTAAAACTTTAGCAGTCAGTGATGATAAAAAGTGGTTAGCTATTGGTTGTGTAACTACATCAAATAATGGTGTTATTGAATTATATCAATTAAATGATAGTTTACAATACGAGTTTGTTACAACTTTAACAAACTCTGATCCCGATCCTTATTTTGGATTCAAAATTAAATTTGCCTATGATGGGTTGTATTCCTTAACTGTTAGCAGCACAGATGGTAATAGTATTAGTGGTATAATATACTATTTCAAGAACTTTAGCGATAGTTCTACTTGGCAGTTTGTAACCAGTATACGTCCAACTGATGTTGATTGTGAAAATCAACCATTTGCCTATGAATTCGATATTGATCAGACAGCTAGTACATTGGCATTGTCTACATCATTAACTCATAATGGTCAAGGAAAAGTTTTAGTTTTTCATAGGAATAATGAAACATTTACAAAAGAACATGAAATAACTAAAGCAAATCAACTAAATTTTGGACAGACAATATCTTTATCCAATAATGGAACTTATTTGGCCGTATCGAGTCAAACAAATAATAAACAAATAGTAAACGTTTATAAAAATTATAATCTATTTCAAACATTAGTTGAAAGAAATAATGATCGTGATAGCAATGAAAAATTTGGTACATATTTAAAATTTGTTAATAATGAAAAAACATTATTAATTTTTAGCCGACTTAGTGACGGGTCAAAAAATGATTTGTTCAATTATGATGATAGCACTATGAATTATCATGATAGTATTACACATCATGATGATAGTACCTACATTATTAAACGTGATTCAGGCAGAGCAGATATCTATGATATCTATGACAATAAATTTATATTTTCCGAAAGTTTGGCTGTGGTTAGTAGTCAAGCAGAGGAATATGGTAGTTGTGTGGATGTTTCGGACAATACTGTAGTAATTTCTGCACCATCTGGGTTGAATGATAATAAAAATAGCGGTGCAATTTACACCCATAAACGAACCCCTAATAATTATAGTTGGAAAATTAGTCAAGAAGAAACAGCAAAAATAGATTTAAGTGTATTCAAAAAAATCTTCTTGTATAATAAACGAACAAATCAATTAGTCACTTACTTAGATATAATAGATCCTACACAGGGTAAAATATCAGGAATTGCTGAACAACAGATCAAGTATAAAACTTATTACGATCCGGCTACCTATTCATTCCGTTCTGCCGCATCAGATATATCAGTTATAGTAGACGATGGAATGTCTTGGTTGGACGTAGAAGTTGGTACTTTATGGTGGGATTTAAGTAGGGCTAAATTTTTAGATGCACATCTTAGTGACATTGTTTATAAAAATACCACATGGAATACGTTGTACGAAACAGCCAGCATTGATGTCTACGAGTGGGTTTCGTCTAGATATTTGCCTTCCGCCTGGGACAAATTAGCTGATACGGATCAAGGAATTACCCAAGGTATTAGCGGAAAAAGTCTATATGGTGATGATGTTTATAGTATTAAAAGAACCTATGACACAGTGGCTAAGTCGTTTAATTCGACTTATTATTTCTGGGTAAAAAATAAAACTACAATTCCTACTGTTATTGGAAGAACCAATTCAGCTGCTGATATTTCTAACATTATTAGCAATCCCAAAGGTGCTGCATTAAAATATATTGAATTTACTGACAGAAATAGTTTTAGTTTAACTAATGTCAAAGATTTACTATCGGATCGTGATGTAGTACTTGCTATTCAATATTGGAATATTCCACAGCATGAAATTAATATCCATAGTCAATGGAAAATTATTAGTGAAAATGAAAAAACTGAAATACCTAAACATATTGAAAAGAAATGGATTGATAGTTTAGTAGGTTTTGACGAAAATGGCAAAATGGTTCCAGATCTTAAACTACCTCCTAAACAAAGATATGGTATAGAATCTAAACCTAGACAAAGCATGTTTGTCAATAGACTAGAAGCAGTTAAGCAAGTTATCGAACGAATTAATAGCGAATTTAAAACAATTCAAATAGATAATTTAGATTTAACTGATTTATTGAAAAAAGATCTTGCTCCGACGACACTATCCGGGGTATACGATTATGTTGTTGATACTGAAAGTGAATTACAATTTATCAACACAAGATTATTTAAAAAGCCTGAATTATCTTTGGTAATAGTAAACGGCAGTATTGTTTCAATCAACATTAATTCTAATGGATATGGATATGGAACACTACAACAAATTAAACAAAATGTATATAAAGGCCCTACAATTTCTATTATAGGTAAAGGTATTAACGCAGCAATTGACGTTACTGTAAATTCTGTTGGAGTATTACTACCGATTGAAATTAAAAATGGTGGTAAAGGTTATGACAAAGAAACAACTACTTTATCTGTAAGGCCTTTATGTGCGTTAGTTAGAAGTGACAGTACAATTTTTGGAAATTGGGCCATTTATGCTTATGATCCTGTTGGTGAAATATGGAGTAAAATAAAAATTCAAGAATATGATGTAACTGCGTTTTGGAATTACATCGACTGGTATGGGTCTTATATAGACTCTGATACAGGAAGGGAATACACATATAATCAATATAGCAAAATCGATCATGTAGTAGATGGGACTTATCAGCTTTTTACACAAGATAGTGAAATAGGCCAAACAGTAAAAGTTAATAATGTAGGTAGCTCGGGATGGATGCTATTGGTAAAATATGCCAACGCAGATTCTATTGATTATACTCAAAGTTATAAAGTTGTAGGAAGACAAAATGGATCTATTCAGTTATCAACTAATTTTTATAATTTTGTTAAAAATAAGTTGGGTTACGATAGTGGTCTCTATGATTCTAATAAATTTGACAATGCCGGAACCACAGAATTACGTATAATTTTAAACAGTTTGAAAGATCGAATTCTAATAGATGATCGAAGAATACTTTATTTGAATTTGTTTTTCCTCAGTATCAGATATGCGTTATATGAGCAACCTTATTTGGATTGGATATTTAAAACCAGTTTTATCAAAGCCTTACATAATGTAGGTAAACTTAAACAAAAAGTAACATACAGCAATGATAATTTAGAAGATTTTGAAAGTTACATATCCGAAGTTAAGCCTTATCGTACAAAAATAAGGGAATTTGTCAGTGTGTATAATAGCATAGATAACACACAAAGTATGGTGACTGATTTTGACTTGCCTTCCTATATTACCAATTCTAATATAGAAGTTATTACTACCCAAATTAAAAATGACGAATTATATTATTATGACGATATTATAAATGAATATCCATGGAAACTTTGGAGAGATAATATTGGATTTGGCATAAAGACTATTACTATTTCAAATGAAGGACATGGTTATACATCAAGGCCACTGGTAAAAATTATAGGAAATTGTACTAGACCAGCCAAGGCTAGAGCATTTATATCTAACGGCCAAGTAATAGATATCGAAATTTTAGATACAGGTGCAGGATATTTAAAAGCTCCTGAAATAGTCATAGAAGGCCATTTAAGTGTAGGAGGAACGCAGGCACAGGCAGTTGCTATTGTAAAAAACGATCTTGTTAGAAGCAATCTTATAGCTATGAAATTTGATCGTTATAATAAAAAATTATTATCAGAAATATTGCCTTTAGAACAAATTGATACTTTTACTGGTGATAATGCCACTATCACTTTTAATTTAAAATATAGTCCTAATACTGAATCTAAAAAACTTTTAGTAGAATACACTATTGACGGCATTACTATTGACGAAATCAGTGAAAATTATACTATAGTAAAAACTTCCTCCAAAGAAAAAGGTCATACAGTTTATTATGGTCAAATAACCTTTGTACATCCACCCAGTCTGGGAACTATTATAACAATAACATACGAAAAAGATTTCCACCATCTTTCGGCCCTGGACAGAATTAAACATTATTACAGTCCAGAAAGTGGAATGATTGGTAAGGATTTTGCCCAGTTAATGACAGGTATTGATTATGGAGGCGTTAGTATTGTTGGTATTAACTTTAATCAGCCCTTGGCATGGGATAGTGAAAATAATACTTGGGGTGATAAAGGATGGGACCTTATAGGAAATGAAAATAAAATTTACGATACACTAGTAGAAGGCGGCAATATGGCCTATACTACTGCTACAGGTCTAACAGCGGAAGATATTATTATAGACGGAGATAGGTTTATTAGTCCAATAACTAGCCCTGCTCCAGAAGAAATGCTTCCAGGACACGTTGTAGACACTCTAGTAATAAAAGTATTTGATGACAATCGTTCAGGTTCCAGCAATGTAATTTGCGATAATTATCTAACTGATGGTGTTATTTCTGAATTCAAAGTAGGGCAATATCCTAATAGTAAATCCGCTGTTGTAGTAAAATTAGATCAAATTATACTTCAAATAGATGTTGACTACACTATAGATTTTGATAATTTATTAGTAAAATTTAATGAAATTCCAGAAGCTAACAAATATGTTTCTATTATTAGTATAGGATTAAATGGAGTAAATGTTTCAGATACTAATCATGTCATAGTAGAAACTGTAACAAACGAAATTGTAACGGACTATCCTTGGAAAGATAATATAAGCTTGTTAGTGTTGGTCTCTGGGGTTGTTCAAAATTATAATTTATTCAAAATAGATAATAAGGTAGGTATAAGATTTGCCTTCGATGTCATGCCCGGGCAATTAATAAATTATTTAATTTTTGATACTCCTAACAAAACCACCAGTATTGTTTCAAAAGAAACAATTACATATAAAGAATCTGCGTCCAGATATACTCTTTCTAATCCTATTGGTAATCTTTTACCATTAGAATATAATGCTATTGTTAAAGTAGGAAACGAGATATTAAATTCAGTTGATTCTTTTTATTTTATACTAAAAAATCAAGCATACGAATATATTATTCCTTTGGGTAAAGATGATATTAATCAATACGAATCAACAGATTTTAAAGTGTATGTTGATAATCAATTAATTTATCTATCCGATGGTTTTGATTTAGACTTATTAAAATCAAAAATAATAGTTAAAAGTAACAAATACATAGAAAATGCTAAACTATTAGTTACTATAGTTAAAAATGCCGAATATACTATTGGTGTTGAAAACCGTGTAAACTATATTGAATTTAAAAATTCTTATCCAGAGAATACTAAAATAGAAATTATCTCTATGTTTAATCATGATATTTTAGATATCCAAAGAACAGATTATCAAATTTATCCTGATGTAGATCGTTATCAAGATAGTATCTATTATGCAAATGCCGTTAAAGTTAGTGCTGGCATTTTTACTCTTGAAAGGCCTATTGCTGATGCAAATTACGCATGGGTTATTAAAAATAAAACTCTATTAACACCTAATATAGATTATATATTATCAGATAATAAAACAGAAATTATAGTAAGTACTTCTCCCACAGAAAGTGATAAATTTTCAATTCTAACCTTTTCTAATAATATAGTAAGAGATTCGATTGCCTTTATGCAAATCAAAGATATGTTAAATAGAACACATTATAAACGAATCAGTAAAAATAGGACTACTATTTTAGCAGAAGATTTGCACTATTATGATAAACAAATAACTGTTGATGATGGCACTGCATTAAACGAACCAGTTATAGAAGCAAATGCGCCAGGAGTCATATACGTAAATGGCGAAAGAATAGAATATTTTATTAAAAATGGCAATGTTTTAAGCCAACTTAGAAGAGGTACTTGGGGAACTGGTATTACCGATGTGCATAAGAAATCAGAAAAAGTATTAGATATTGGACCCAACGAAACTATTCCTTATAAAGATCGCGAGGAAGTTATTACATGGCCTCCTGAAGAATATCCTGATGCACTGTTAGATAGCACACATTTAATCGAATTACCATTCATACCAACTAAAGATAGCATCGAAGTGTTTGTGGGTGGGGTTAGACAAAGAAAAGATGCTTACACACTTCACGATCCAATAGAGCATCCAGAGAGTCCCGAAGGAGACATCGATTATCCTGCAGATTTTGCTGTAGATGGTATAAATTCTCAAGTAAGATTAGAACATATACCAGATACTCCAGGAGTAAGAATACAGGTTGTTAGAAAAGTTCTTACACCGTGGAATGACTTAGGTAAAAACCTAGCAGAATCAACCAATGAAGTAGCATATTTCTTGAAAACTACCCCAAGAAAACTAGATAACGGATAAAATAAATATTTTGATAGAGAAATAAACATGCAAAACAAAGATTTTAGTGGAATACATATCGAAGGACATATTAAGATTTGGGACCCAAGTTCCAAGGAAGTCTATATCAATAAACGTAATGCCATACATTATGAAAATATGAGTGTGGCATTAGCTAAAAGTATAGCTAATTCCAGCCAAGGATATATCTATGAAATGTCTTTTGGAAACGGTGGTACAGCCGTAGATCCTACAGGAATTATTACATACTTGACGCCAAATACCACTGGAGTTAATGCCGATCTTTATAATCCAACTTATTCTAAAGTTGTTGATGATCAAAGCGTAAACAATAAAGATCCTATAAGAAATTACATAGAAACCAGGCATGTTACTGGCACTAATTATACTGATGTGTTTATTACTTGTTTGTTAGACTATGGCGAGCCTAGTGGGCAAGAAGCATTTGATAATACAACCAACAACGAAGCTCAATATGTTTTTGATGAATTAGGATTAAAATCTTATAGTGATACAAATCAGAGCAGGTTACTGACTCATGTAATATTCCATCCGGTACAAAAAAGTTTGAATAGGCTTATTCAAATAGATTATACTGTTAGAATTCAAAGTTTAACCGGTCTAATGGGAATCTAATATGTCTTATAATATACGCCATTCTGATCCAGGAAAACCATCAATTGTAGTTGATGATGGGGATTTAAATCAAGAAACTAGCTTAACATTTATAGGTAAAAACTATAATCAAAGTTATAGCAGTATCATAGGCGAAAATTTTCTGCATCTGTTAGAAAATTTTGCCAGCACCACACCTCCTACTACACCGACTGAAGGTCAACTTTGGTATAATTCTGTAGAAAATAATTTAGATGGCGGACTAAAAGTATTCGATGGCACAAACTGGATTCCGTTGGGCGTGATCAAAAAAGGCAGGGGCAATCCTCCTCCTATTTCACCTAGCTTGCCTTTTAAAAATGGCGATCTTTATGTAGACACAGTCAGCCAACAATTACATATTTTAGGTGATAATGCTTGGACTTTAATCGGACCTCCGTCCAAAGCTGTTGACAGAACCACTGCCGAAGTTGAAACAATTTATGATTTGGGCAATGAACCCAGATTAGTATTGACTCTTTTTGTTAAACAAAAAAGGGTAGCTATAATTAGTGATAGAGAATTTGTACCTAAGACAGGAATCGATGGGTTTACAACGATTAGACAAGGCATTACATTAAGTACTACAAAATTTCAAACAGCTTCAAAAATAAACAAATTTTGGGGCACTAGTGAAAAAGCAGAAGCTCTAATTGTAAATGATACTACAGTAAATGCAATTAATTTTTTAAGAGCCGATGCTGTAAGCACAACATCAGAAGGTATTAATGTTAGGAATAATAATGGATTAAGCATAGGAACTGATTTATCATTTTCCATAGGTATAGATGCCAATACTAATGGTCCTTTAATTTACAATAATAAGTCTGGATCCAATATAATTTTTAGATTAAAGAATAATGATCAAATTAAAAATGTAATGGTTATTGATTCTAGAAGCAATATACCACAAAGAGGGTGTATAGGTATTAACAATGTAGCACCGGATCAAACAACCAGCTTAGATGTAGTAGGAAATATAAAAACTAATGGATCGTTGATTATTACAGGATCCAATGACAGTAATGTAATTAGCCCTGAGATTCCCGCTTTATCTATTCCAAATGGTGGAGCAAAAATAGCCTATTCATTGAGTGTAGGTAGTAATTTATCAGTAACCGGTACTAGCACCTTAAACAATAATGTTACAATCAAAGGTCAACTTACCTTAGAAAAAACAACAGGCGATCTAGCAGTTATTTTACCGTCTTCAAATAATATTAATAATATAGGCTCACCGAGTTTTAAGTTTAATACCATATATGCAACAAATATTGAAGGAAATGCGATCTCTGCAAATAGTGCAACCCGTTTGACTAATGGCATATCTTTAGCAATGAATTCAAACGATATTCAAATGTCTCCTGTAACTATAGGAACAGCAGAAACTTTGTCTGTTACATTGGCACCTAATTTAAATCCACAATATGTATATGAAAAGCCTTTTCCTACTGCTAAGGCTTTATTAAATTCAGATTTAATATTGATTAGTAGAAAAGCAAACAACGATCCCGATGACAATAGTCAAACATTGGTAAAATTAACTGGAGCACAACTCCTCACGTCTTTCACCAAGTCTATTATACAGCCCGGTTCTGTTATACTATGGCCTAACGTTTCCTCAATTCCGCCAGGGTATCTCTTATGCGATGGCAGAGCTTTGCCTAAACAAGAATATCAAGATTTTTATAATATAATAGGCGGCACAACTTTTTCAGACGGCGGAATTTTAAAATTTATTATACCAGATTTAAGAAATAACGTTCCAGCAGTTGGGATGAATTATATAATTTACACCGGAAAAACCTAATGCCATATACTATAATTAAAACTGATGGCACTGTTCTAACAGATATTTTAGACAATAGTGTTGATAAAAAATCTTCTAGTTTGACACTAGTGGGCAAAAGTACTCAAAATTATGGGTTAGAATTTAATCAAAATTTTGTTAAATTATTAGAAAATTTTGCCAATACAACAGAGCCAAAACATCCAATCAAAGGACAACTTTGGTATGATACTAGTGAAGAAAAAATTAGAATTTTTAATGGCAGTGTTTTTAAAGAACCAAACAGACCACAGGTCAGTAACATTGAACCAGATCTAAGTCCTGGCGATTTATGGATCGATAGTTATAGAAGACAACTGTATTTTAATGATGGGCAAGGTACAAGATTGGCTGGCCCTGTTTATTCAGAACAACAGGGTGTTACTGGTTATGAAATAGTCACCGTTAAAGATACAAATAATGCAGATAAAACTATAATTAAACTTAAGATTGGAAATACATTATTAGGTGTTTTTAGTAAAGAATCTTTTACCCCCAATTATACTAATAATGAAGGCCTTTTACTTAAATCTGAAGGAATGCGCGATGCAGCAAACGTAGCCGATTCCAATGGTATTACATTAGTTAAAGGGTTTACTCCTGTATATACACGAGTCGGGGAAGATGTCAAATTTTATATCACAGCAAAAAATGCAGAAAATCTTCTAGACCCTCAAGGTAATGTTATCAGTGTTAATAACTTTGTTCAAACTAATCGTGATAATTACCTCAGTGGCACATTGAGTATTTTAAATAGCACTCCATTGATTTTAGGAGCTTCAAATAATTTAACATTTCAATTTGTTGGAACTAGTTCCATACTTAAAAATAACAGAAACAGTAATGATTTTATTATTCAAGTTAAGGATTCGTCTACAACAAATAATGCTATTTTCATTAAGGCAAGTCAGAGCAGGGTAGGCATTTTTGAATCAACGCCATTGGCCACTTTGGATATTAATGGTGATGTTAACATACGTGGTAATTTGGTTAGCAATAACAGTTCAATTAATGTTTTTAATACTGGAGTTAGCACTATTAATATAGGCGGCGCCGCCAGTAATGTTGGAATAGGTTATATTAGTGGAACCACTACAATTAAAAGCGATCTTGATGCATTAAAAAATATCGGAGCCAATGGAGGATCGATAACTTCTTCAAGAACCAGTTTTGATTTGCTTAACACTACTGTTGCTACTATTAATTTAGGTGGAGCAGCAACAGACATTAAATTAGGTAGTAATGCCAGCACAACAACCATTAATTATAATGCGCTAGTTAAAAATAATTTAGCAGTTACAAAAGAATCACAAGTCAGTAGTGTCAATACAGCAGATAATATAATTAAATCTACAGGATCTGCAACACTGGCTAATTTAATATTAAGCTCTATAAACGGAAGAGTAGAATTTCAAGTAGACACACAAGCTACTGAAAATTTAATTTTAAAGAACCAATTAAAATTTGACGTGGACGGGGAAGCAATAATTACTAATATTAATACAGGGGGGGCATATTTTAAATTTTTACCAGTAAATGTTAGAAATTTATATATAGGAGAATCGTCCACATTAGTCACTATAGGCGCTTCGTCCGGTAATACTTATATTAATAACGATTTAACTGCTAATGGCAAGCTTGTTGTGGGTTATGATGGATCAACTCCTTCGTATATTGATTCCAGTGGCCCTGTTGCCTATCTACATAATACCAATGCAAGAACTATACGTTTTGGCGAAAGTGCCACAAGTATTACAGCAGGTAGTATAGCTTCTGGAACTTTTTACATACGTAATCCTAATACTGTAGTAGAAGGTGACTTGACTATTAAAGGGGGTGACTTAAGAACAACTAACTCCAGTGCCAGTCTTTTTAACCAAGTTGCTACTTCTATTGTTATAGGAAAATCTGCATCACTTATTGAGATAGGAAACGACACAGGTAATACTACAATTAACAATAATGTTACTATTAGCGGTAGTATTACTGTTGATGGAAAAAATTCCAGTAATAAAGGAACTTTTTCAGTTGCTCAAAATACTACAGTATTCGATCTTTTCCCAAGCTATTTGTCCACATTAACAGTGGCACCCACTGCTGAATACATCTATATAGGCAAACCTTATGATGATGACAATAATCAAACTGGTGGTACTGTTACTATTCAGTATGATCTAAAGATAATTAATGATGTAATTCTTCCAAATGTGGATACTAATGCAGGTGGCATAGGCGGTGCGGGATTATTGCTTAAAGATGTTAATAATCGTCTTGCATCATCAGACTTTGTAAGAACATCTAGTACCTCCTCAGGCGCATTAATTGTTAATGGAGATATATTTTATAGTGGCAAACTTACAGGTACTGATAATACTGCCATTATAGAAACTGGCAAGATAACGAAAGAATTAATCATAGCAGGAGCTTTTCCTGTATCAGGAACTATAGGCCCAGGCAATCCTGCAGTGGGGATCATAAGTTCAACTAACACCACTGTAAATGTGTTTAATAATAACGTAACCACATTAAACTTAGGGGGCGCTGGCAACGAAACTATTAGTTTAGGTAGTAGTACATCTAAAATTAAAGTGCTTGGTAATTTTATTCCTAAATGGAAAACGCTTAATAATAACTATGAAGCTGTAGCTGGAGATAGATTATTAATTAATGCCGGTTTAAACAATATTACAGTAACATTGCCAGCAACTCCAACAGTTGGCGACGAAGTTCATTTTATAGATCAAGTTGGGTTAGGAACATATTCATTAATTATTGCTAGAAATGGCAGCTTGATTAATGCAGTAGCTAGCAATCTTACTATTAATACTGCTGGCAAGGCATTTAGTCTAGTATATACAGGCAATGCAAGAGGATGGGTCTATGATAATGCTTGATATTGATAAATATTTCAAAGGGGTGTAAGGAATGCCATACAGTATTAACAAATATGATGGTTCACTGGTAGCAAACGTAGAAGACGGAACAGTAGACAATAGTTTAGACGTCAGACTTATTGGCAGAAATTATGCTGGGTACGGTGAAGTTCAAAATGAAAACATGGTTCACATGTTGGAAAACTTTGCAGGCACCAGCGAACCCCCACGTAAAATTACAGGTCAAATTTGGTTTGATAGTGCAAGTAAAAAATTAAAATTCTATGACGGAGTTAAATTTAGAACCACAGGCGGAGCAGAAATAGGCACAACACAACCCAGCGGATTAACTACTGGAGATTTTTGGTATAATACTAATACTAATCAATTATTTGCTTGGTCAGGAACAGAATTTATACTAGTAGGCCCGCAGGCAGTGCAAAATGCTCAAACTACTGAAGTTAGAAGCACTAGCATTCTTGACGTGGATAGCAACCCCCGCCCAGTTGTCGAAGGAGTAGTAAACGGAAAAGTTGTGTTTATTATAAGCAATTCTGCGTTTACAGTAAGCACTGATACAGATAATGCAGTTAATGGATTCCTTGAAATTAAAAAAGGATTAACCTTAGTTGATACTAATGCAAATGGTGTTACTGATACTGAAACTGGTTATATCTATTGGGGGACAGCATCTAATGCTGCCAAATTAAACGGATTCACGGACTCGGATTTTGTTAAACTAGCAAACAGCTCTTTTTCTAATCTAGTTAGATTCCTTGACCCAGGATTTACAGTTGGTAATAATAATGATCTTAAGGTTTATATAGATAATTCAACTTCTGTAATTAAGAATCAAACAGCTGATGCACCTATTATTTTTAAAACTACAGTAGCCGTAGAGTCAGGTACTGCTGAAAAAATTCCATTAAAGATTCAAGGAAGTTCACTTTTACCTGGATCTGATTCTATCAATATAGGGTCTAGCAGTGCAAAATTTAACACAATTTATGCTCAAACATTCAACGGCACTTTAGATGGTACTGCTAGTAAAGCTGAAACAATTAATGTTGGCGGCACCTATATGAATGGTAGTTTAAGTGCTACAGCCAACACGGTAGCAGCCAGGGACGCTGATGGATATATTACTGCAAACAGATTTGTAGGACTTGCTACTAGAGCAGCCAATATAAACGGAGGAACTGCTAAATCAATTCCTTATCAATCTGACGCAAATACCACAGCTTTTTTATCTCCAGGCACAGCCAGACAGGTATTGGCTATAAATGATGCTGGTAATTTAGATTGGATAAGCCTTACTAGTTTAATTGATACCGGACAAGCCACACAAATTGGTATTACTGATACAAAAATTACAAATACCACACATTATATTACTTTTACTAATGGATCATCGGGCTTTCGAAACTTACTTGTCGACAGCGATTCATTAACATATAATCCAAATTCTAACACATTAACTGCTGGTATTTTTAATGGTATAGCAACTTTTGCACAGTACGGAGACCTAGCTGAAAAATATTTGCCAGATACTGAATATAGTGTAGGCACTGTGTTAATGGTAGGTGGAGAGAAAGAAGTTACAGCAGCACAACCTGGATTCCGTGCCATAGGAGTTGTGTCTGAAAAGCCAGCTTACTTGATGAATAGTGAATTAGAAGGCGGTATAGCAGTTGCTCTAAAAGGGCGTGTACCAGTTAAAGTTAATGGCAGCGTCATTAAAGGGCAAAGACTAGTAGCAGGAGTCAATGGAGTAGCTCATGCATCATTTAGTAATCATGCCGATGTCTTTGCTATAGCATTAGAAACTAACACTGAAGCCGGGGTTAAACTAGTAGAATGTATAGTATTATAAATAAGGAAAGGAATAACAAATGACTATTGGCACTGGTAATTCAATTTTAGCATCGGATTATAACACAATTCAAACGAATGTGGCCAATGTGTTAGGTGTTGGGTCTGGTAATACAGGGTACGGTCAATTAGTAAGCTCTGCGCAAGTTGCAGTAGGTAATACTATAACAGCCAGTCAGATGCAAAATTTAAAAACTGACTTAGATAAAATTGCCTATCATCAAAATAATGCAGCCAGTACAGCACCTAGTGTAGTTGCCGGGGGCAGCATTACGGCCAGTGATTGGAGTACCTACTCCAGCCAAGCCACTAGTTTAAGTGGCACAAGATTTACCCTAAGTACCAGTCAAGCCACTGCCATCGACGGTGTTGCACCTACAATGACTGGATGGAATTCAGCAAGAACTCATACTGTTACAGTAACTTTTGCTTCAGCTAACGATGCAAGATACTTTTTTAATGCAGGTGGGGAAATAAGAGTAATACCTAGCATCAGTGGTCAAACTAGTACTAAAGGCAATGCTTGGAATAGTATTTTTACCACAGTTGGCACTGCAAAATTTGGTTATGCTGCTACAACAGCAGGAGCAGGCGGAACAAGCATAGGTTGGTATAATTTAACTAGCTCAAATCAAACAATTTTAACTTATACCAGTAGTGGACTTACTTATACAAACAATATTTTTAGCATTCAAGCATATTGTAATGTGGCCAATAATAGTACAGGAACGGCTAGTGTTTTAACTCTCACTATTACTTATAATGACGCAGGTAACTATTATACCGGACTTAATACAACTGACGAAAACGTCGATGGCACAACTACTAGTCGAGTTCAACATTATCGTGCCACAGGGTCAAATGTACAAGTTCTTGCTCCCACCATTACCGGCTCAGTAATAGCATAAAATTTTCTAACCTTGACTCTTAGCAGATAATTAATATACACTGCGGGAGTTTCTATGGATGAAAGACTGGAAAAGGCTCTAGAGTTTGCCAATTTTATGGTAACTTTAAACAATCAAAAACGAGCTTTAAAAGAAAAATATCATACTGATTGTGTTTACTACCAAAATGGCGGCACGTTTACAATCACTAAAGACCTCATCACTTTCCTTAAAACTCTGATAGATATGGGTAATACCACTGACGTTGTGGTAATTGATGACAATGACTTGCCTGTTAGAGTAAGTAATTTACAACAATTTTTAGATGATGTGATTGATCAATATTTTATTGCTTCAAACAGTTATTATAATGATTATCAATTACTTAAAAAGAATAGAAGTGTAGAGGCATTGACTCAATGAGCAAAGGAGTTCTAATCTATGCTCTAAACAATGAGCAGATTGACTATGCTAAATTGGCGTTAAATGCTGCGAGACGAGTAAAACAGTACTTAGGTGTGCCTGTAGCCTTAGTCACAGATAGTGCTGATTGGTTATATCAACAATATCCCAATTATAAAGACGACGTTGACATGGTCATAAAAGTTGTTCAAGATGCGGAAGTACAGCCTTGGACATCGACCTGGCAATATCCTGTAAACAGTTTGGCTTTTTATAATGGTACTATATGGCGTAAAATTAATGAGGGGCCTGAAGTTGTTGAAGTTGTTGAAGTTGTTGAAGTTGTTGAAGTTGTTGAAGTCGCTGAAAAAGAAGTGTATACTTTCAATCAAGAGGACTTTGAACCAGTTTATGAAGGCATTGACATCGACAAATGGTATTCAAATTTGCCCTACTTGGTAGGACAACACGTTTGGTATGAAAACACATTATACCGATGTGCTATACAATATACTGAAGGTGAAACATTTAGTAAAGACAAATATATTTCATTAATTGATCGTGTTCGAGATAGTGAAATTATAGAAGAAATAACCAAAGGCGATATTGTTCTGTTTAATCGTTCTTTATGGATGAGTAATATTGATAAGGTAAAAAAAGAAGCTGTAAATGCAGTTAATACTAACATTCAAAAAACTTATAAAATTGAGGATAATTTTACTAGAGTTTATGAAGGCATTGACATCGACAAATGGTATCCTAATTTGCCTTATTTGGCAGGACAACACGTTTGGTATGAAAATAATTTATATAGGTGTCATACTGAATATGAGGAAAAAGAAAAATTTAGCCTAGACCAATATGATGTTGTTTTAGAAAACATTAACGAATTAACACAATTAACTAAATTTACCAAAGGCGATATATTATTTCATGAAAGAGTTTTGTGGATGTCATTGATTAATTATGATCTTACACATAACACTAAAGATAAAATTAGATATGATTTGTGGGAAAATACCAAAGAAAGATTTTTAGTATATGATTCTGCTCCACAATATCGTCAATATTTTGACGGAGCAATGACTCATAAAAAACTAAGATTTAAAAATGACATTCGTGTTAAAAGTTTTGAATTGAGTCCATTTGATGAAACTTTGGTTATTGATTGCGACTACTTAATCAATAACGATATATTAAAATATTGCTGGCAACAGCCCCATGATTTTTTAATACATAAACAGGCAGTAGATCTTAGTGGTTATAGGTATGACCCAAGATTAATTACTTTAAGCGATAAAAGCATTGACTTCTATTGGGCCACTGTGTTCTTTTTTAGAAAAAATAAAAATACAGAAATCTTTTTTAATTACCTAGGACATATACAAGAAAACTGGAATTATTATAGATATATCTATCAAATTGAGCAAGGGTTATATAGAAATGACTTTGCTTTTAGTATCGCTATACATGTCATGAATGGATATCAAAATGGCACATGGTCCCATGATCTGCCAGGAAAATTATACTATACCATTGACAAAGACATATTACTTGAACATGAAGATACTGAGATGAAATTTTTAATTGAAAAAGAAAAATATCGAGGTGAATATACATTAATGAAAACTAAGAGTATTAATGTGCATGTAATGAATAAATTTAGTATAAGCAGAATATTAAATGAGGAACTAAATGTCTAAAGGATTTTTGATATTCGCTGAGGATGCCAAGTTAAAAAAGTATACAAGATCTGCTTATGCATTAGCATTGAGTATAAAAAATCATATGCCTGATAGTAACATAAGTTTGGTCACTGACAATAAAGTTCCTGAAAAATATCGTTTAGTATTCGATCAAATTGTCCCAGTCCCATGGCGTGATAGAAATAAAACAACTACATTTTTTAAAACAGAAGATAGATGGAAACTCTATCATTGTAGTCCATATGACGAAACTATTGTATTGGATGCAGACATGTTGGCGTTTTCTAACTTGGATATTTGGTGGGAATATTTAAAAGATTATGACGTATTTTTAACCAGTAATGTATTAGACTACAGAGGAAAAATTATAACTGGGAGATATTACAGAAAAACATTTGATAGTAATAACTTACCAAACTTTTACTTTGGTGCTGCTTATTTTAAAAAGAGCGATTATGCAAAAGAATATTTTAATTGGGTCGAAGATATCAGTAATAATTGGGAATTGTTTTATGGGCGTTATGTTAATGTAAATTATCCTAAATTGCCCAGTATGGATGTAACTGTTAGTTTAGCTGCCAAAATTTTAGATTGCGAAAATCTAGTTAGTCATAAAAATGCACCTATAACTTTTACTCATATGAAGCCCATGATTCAAAATTGGGAGAGCCCAACTGAATCCTGGCAGGATAGCATTGGGGCATATTTTGACAAAAAATGTGAACTTAAAATAGGCAATTATCAACAACAAGGCTTATTCCATTATACAGAATATAGTTTTTTAACAGATCATATAATAAATCAATTAGAAAAAATTACAGGAATAAATTAAATGTTGTTACAAGTAGAGTGGGACATCACCGAGGAAGATTTAAAATCTTACAATAATAAAATTAATCAAACAGATGATTTTAGATTTGTTTTTTATGAACCTGATACTGGCGAAATAAAAGGTATATCTAATGTGGCCAATGAGCAAACATTGCCATCTGTTACTGTAACATTTAGTCAAGTTAAAAGTTTATTGGAAGGCTCGGATGTTATAAACAACTATAAAGTTATTTTTAGTCCAGATGCTAAGGATTATACATTTATAAGATTAGATGAGCAGGAAGAAATATTACAAAGCATTCATGATGTAATATTTCAATGCTCCCCGTTAATAGACACTAGTATACCGTTAGAATATGATCCAACGAATGATATTACTATTATACAAGATTACGCAGAAACTTGTTGGAAAATATATATTAACGGCAATTTAGCTCAATCATTACGTAATAAAAAATTATATTTTGATCAAACTTATGAAATCTATGTTACAGAGTTTAATGACCCTAACGTACTTTATAAGACATTACGAGTTCCTATGAACGAGTTAATTAATAATTATTATTGCATATTACCGTTTGATCAAATAGATAAAGATGAAGTCAGGGTTAGTTTGTATGCAAGAAAAATCTTTGAAAAATATCAATATATTAGAACAAAAATATGACAAAACTATTCAGACCACTCGATTATGATATCATATATCTCAGTTATGACGAACCCAATGCAGAGAAGAATTATGCAGACTTACTGACCAAAGTGCCATGGGCCAAACGTGTACATGGAGTCAAAGGCAGTGATAGTGCTCATAAAGCCTGTGCTCAATTAAGCGAAACACCAAGATTTACCACTGTAGATGGTGATAATATAATTCGTGCAGATTTTCTAAATATAGAAATAGACATGGACAAATATCCTAATTTAGAAAAGAGTGTGATCAGTTGGAGTGGTTATAATATTATCAATGGTCTAATGTATGGCAACGGTGGGTTAAAGTGCTGGACCGTAGATTTTGTCATGAACATGCGTACACATGAAAATGCCGACCCAAAAGACAATGTGGGACAAGTTGATTTTTGTTGGGATAATCAATATATTCAAATGAATGGTTGTTATAGTGATGTGCATAATAATGCCACCCCTTTTCAAGCATGGCGAGCAGGCTTTAGAGAAGGTGTAAAAATGAGCCTTGATCGTGGCGCCAAGTTGACTAAGGTCACTGTAAAAGAAGGTGTGCATTGGAAGAATTTGCATAGATTAATGATTTGGTGTAATATTGGCAGTGATGTTGACAACGGCGTATGGGCCATGATAGGCGCTAGACAAGGATGTTATATGACCAATTTAACTGATTGGGACTATCGTAATGTACGAGATTTTGACTACTTAACAGACATGTGGCATAGTCAAGTTAAAGAAATTGATATCAATGAACGATTAGATTTCTATGCAAGAGAATTGGTAAATAATTTAGATTTAAATGTGGCTACATTAGGCAGTGTGCAATCTAAATTTTTCAAAATGGTATATCATCCCCATAAT